CACTTTAATTCCTATTTTTGTTCCTTATTTGTTTCTTCATTAAAATCACCTTTCTTATAACATATTGATTATAAAATATTTAAGTATGTATTTTTAAGATGGTTAAGAATATTCCCAAGTCGACTTTCTTGCACCGCATCTTTAACATCATGCAGCGTTTCCTCGGTAATTACTCCCATATTAGCCAATTCGGTAGCAGCTGTTTCTATTAGCTGCAAATGCGATTCATCCTCCCATCCGGGGTTAATTTGATACTTTGCCATTTTTTGTAGGTTTTAAATTTTCAACTGTTTTATTTAAATTCTCATTGAAGGTATCAAGATAAGCAATGAGTCGCTCCATTTCAACGATTCCATCATTCATTCTCATTACTCGGTCTGTACATTGTAATGATTCGGGCATATTGTCTATCGCCTCCGTCTCTTCTTCTATTATATCTTGAATCTGATTTTTCGCATCTTCAATAACAGAGGCAACGTCCAGAAGCCTTTCTCGTCTGTCTTTATTCATCTTCCTTATCTGGTTTTATAATTTTCAATGTAACCGCAACTACAAGATTTTTCTGATTAGATACTTCTTCCATTGCCCGATAAGTATCTTCAAGCAATGCCAGCATTAATCTGTTGCTCTCTTCATGAGTCATGTTCTTCCAACTAATTCCAAGCTGCTTCGCCAACTTCTTAGCCGGCTTATAAAACTTGTGGTCAGAAGGAATCTCATTTACATCATATATTGCGTTATCATTGGCGAATAAATAACGACTCAATTCAATGTAATCCATCCATGTGCGAGTAAACAACTTCAAATCGTGTTTCTCACCGGATTCATCAATTACGTCTGGCAATTTTTGTTCGTTGTTCATACAGCTTCCAAATCTGAATCACAAGCTACGCCATTCAAAGTAACGGCCCCCACAGAAATGCGATACAAAGCCATTTTACGTAATTGATCCCCTTCCTCCTTTTCTGAAAAAGTCATATACACTTTCTTAACTTTTCCAATTTTGCCACAAAATTGCGGCTGGATTTCATTTGAAACGATTTTTACTTCATCTCCGACTTTAAATTTTGTTTTTCCCATTTTATTCATGTTTAAATTGTGACTTCCATTCCAGATAATTGCAACGAGATTCTTCCAATAAATCTGGAATATTGATATTCAATCTTTCTACATTAACGATTGGAACCCCGTTGTATGAAACATACAGCTTACCGGAAAATTCCATGACATTAATTGAAGTACAGCTAATCATTTTTAAACGATTGGCATGTTCGGCTTCTTTTTGAGACTTTCTTTTTAATTTAAGTTTTAACCACCATTGCTGAATAAATTGAATAATTTTCATAATACATAAGTAAGAAGGTTATCACAGAAGATAGCAGTAATCAATCTCCCAATCGTACTTAGTAATATCTACGTATGGATCATCTCCAGCTAAAGACTCTGCAAAACAAGAATACCCAGAACAATAGTCATAAAAGCATTTGTTATTACTTGTACAGTGGTAGCTTCTACTTTCCAAATCGTAGACACCATCAGGCCAATTGGAAGATTTGAATACTACGACAGCGTGTAACGGCTCCTTTTTACCTGGAGTGTTACCGGTGTCAGTGCGGATGTTGTTGTATGCCATAAATAGCTCTCGCAACTGATTCCACGTCAATTTAACGTCCTTATTTGTTATCATTGTTTACTTGTATTGAATAATCATTTGATTTTACCATCTTTATAAAGCTGCTGCTTACGGAGACGGTATTCCCGTTTCTTTTTTGTCCAATATTCAGTCGGACGCTTAATGTTCTCGCCTCTTTTTTGAGGTTGAATGATGTTTTGTATAGAACGCTTGCTACAATTAAACATCATAGCTAATTTGCGCTGGCTGTAGCCTTTTTCGCTTAATATCTTAATAGCTTCTTTTTGGTCTTTGGACAGTTTTACTCTAAGGTCAAACTTTGTCCCAGCAATTTTAACTTTTTCACTCTTATATGGCATTAATGATTACGATTAATTAAAGGACTGTTTCTAATAAATAGAATAAAATGCGCTACAGGTGCTAAAACGAATACATCTGTAGCGCAATAGAAACAATTAAACTATAAAAACTAAAGTGCTCTAAACCAAGTTCATATCCTGTATAAATAGAACTTAAAATAATGAAGCCATATAAATCTGTGGTGGTTCTATAATATTGTAATGATATGATCCCTTCAGGCGACCTGAAAGCCGCGTGCCAACGCGGAGGTCAAGGAGTCCCGAAGGATCATATATAAACAATGATTCATCTGACTTCAAATGTCCACCAAAACATTGCTACAATTTCATGGGCGTGAGGCATTCTATAAAAGAGTAATGTCACACTGTTAAGGGGACGTCGACATCAGGACGAACACGATAGGGGTCGTCCACATCTCGACGTCACAATTAAAAACAGGGTGTCTAAGTTATTCCCATCCAATTATAGCGGATTGCCTATATCAAATCATTTTCTTGCGCGTCTGTTATTTCTATTAAGAACTCTCATCGCCTTACGAATCTGACTTTGCTCATTCCATTTGTTAATCGTATTGCTGTAATCAAACTTATTGTATTCCAGAAACTCCTTCAAGAATACAAGCATGATATATCCATTGTCCGCTACACCTAAATTTACGACCTCTGCCGCTTTTCCCTCCAATTCAAACAAAGATTCTTCTTGCTCAACAAACTTACTTGAAATCGGACTTCTGTATTTGTATTTTCTCATCTTAGTTGTGCCATCACTATTCACTTTGACTTTACACCCTTCAAACATAATCAGGTCCTTCATTGTGTAATATGCTCCAGCGGCTTTATAAGCATTTACAAACACTGGAGACATATCTTTTGGTTCCCAATGAATCTTACGAATCATTTCATAGAAAGCCTTAGCAGCTTCATACAACGTCTTAGGTGTCTTGGTGTTCTTAATTTTTGCAGCTGCCTGATTAAGTTTCATAATCAATGCTGGAAGTTCATCGACATGCACGCCAAGTCCATTATTCATGTCACAACGCAATTTGATATATTGGCGTCCCTTGTGTAAATGAATTTTCATCTTCTTGGTCGCTATTTCCAAAAGTGTAACATAATGCCATGCCATTTTGTATACCGTCTCAGCGTTGTACCACCTGTTTCTATCGGCATAGCCCTCAATATCTTTGCCGGCGTACATTTTCGCTTGTTTTTCCAATTCGTTCAAAATAACTTTCCACGAATATGCATAGCCACGTAATTTCAATGATTCATGGAATCCATTTTTGCTGTATACCATATTCAAGCACTGAGAAGGAATCCATCGTCTGACAATTCCGTTTACATCAATGAATCCGCTGTCCTCAATCTTTTTAATCAATACGTCTAACGCCTGGGATAAAGACGATTGTTCGTAAACAGCTCCGGTTGACGTGTGAACATAGTGTTTTATACCGTCTTTAGTAGGAACAACAATAGTTCCCAACCCGCTATTCTCACCAATTACTACTCCAGTTGCTACAAATCCTGTTGCTGGGATTTCAATTTCTGCACCACAATTCTGACAGATTACCTTAGTTGTTTTCTTATTTGCGACCATAATTTTTATTGTTTTAATTGTTTATAAACCAGTTTTTTAACATTATAAATGATTTGTCTGCTCCTTGATAATACCAGTCCTTTGCGAATAATTCATCCGGATTAAAAGAACCGTTCACCATGGAGAACAGAATAAATATCTCCAGCTTTGCTTGAGCCACATCTCTTGAAAGTGGGTTACTTAAAGCATCATGGCCAAACTCATTCAGCAACTCACCTGGAGACAACGCTTTGAATCTCGATTTTCTTTCTTTTTCCATTGAACGTTGCGTCGGCTTGCTGTATTTGTATTCATCATATAAATCTTCAACCTCATCCAGCCATTCGTCAAGATTATCATATTTTTTAATTCCTAACGAACCTTCGACACTCACCGCTTTTCCGTTAATCTTCAGTTCTTTTTTCTTGAAGTCAACGCTAAATCGAGCACCTTGTTTTATGCGTTCTATAATTTCGTTGTACATAGTTTTCAATTTAACATCATTCAAATTGTTGGCACCTTTCTATAATACTCTCAATGTACAGGGATGTAGATGACTCGGCAAAGCTCAGGGTCTGGTAGCTTACCAGAGCAAGGAGCTGGGCGGAGTCATATTAAACATCACCAGCTAAACAACACAATTCTTATGATAGATAGAGTTGTGCTACTCTTTACACAATCTCACTGAAATGGGCGTCTCTATAATATGGCAATGTAGAAACCGTTTGATTAAGGTCCCTTACAGATGGTCCTCCAGGTTAGCAAACCTGGACGGACCCTGTCAGGTCCCTTATATGAAACAGTTTCTTTAAATTGATTCAGTCTTGATTGTGCTCCTACGTCTTAGTAACATAATGACATCACAAGAATGACGCATATCTATAAAGGCATAATGATTCCAGTTGAATCCTGGAGAGGAAGCGACCGAAGCCGGCGGCCACGCCGGATTGATGGCTTCATCTCTACGTTTGAAACTGGAATGTGAACTTTTCTTGTCTTAGTCATTAAACATGCGCTTGTTTATATGCCTCTGACGATTGTGTCATACAAATCCTTGCCGAATAACAAGTTATTTCTCATACACCACAGAGTATAGTATCCGTCAAGTCTGCCGGTCTTATTAATCAAAGTCCTGACTTTCTTTCCTTTACCTCTGTGAATACAACCGTCTTTCTTATCTTTCATCCATCCCAGACCTCCTATATCGTCCATGCTTACAGATTTCCCAACCTTTACAGCTCTAAGACAATCCATAACAAATCCGTTCAGTCTATCAATATCAGACTTCACGTTAATTGTTTTAAGCACTCCAGAAGCCCAAGAATGTTCTCCATCTCCATAATACAGCCATGATTGCACTGATTTCAATGCTGTTTCAAATTTGATTCCGCATCTAATCTTTTTGATTGTGCGGTCTGTTATCTCCTTTGTGAACGTCTTTATTCTGTGAGCACTCAAACTGATTTCTGAGCCTTTAATGCTATATCCAAGAAACTTAAACCATTTACTGTTGGTGATATATTCAACCTTTTTAGGATTCAGTTTCATATTCATCTTTCCAAGCTCTTCAACCATAATTTGCATCGCTTCTTCATATCGTTTCCCCACATACAGCGTGTCATCCGAATATCTCACATAACTTTCTCCTAAATCGGTCAACTTCTTATCAATCTGGAAGAGGACCACATCAGCAAGCCAAGCTGCCACCGCACACCCTTGCTTCAGGCTTTGATATTTTGATGTTTCGCATTTCAGTTCACTGTCGTAATAATTATCGTTATGATAATATTCTCTCACAATATCAATAATTTTTGACTTTCCAAACCGACGCTCAATCTCATCAAAAGCACCGTCAATATATTCAATTGGCACTGAATCGAAATATTTGCTTAAATCAGATTTCCAGCCTATCACATCATGTGTACTTCCACTCAAAGTATCAATCTGTCGACTAATGTCCTTCACAACCTTAGAGCATCCAATGCCTTTCTGATAACTTACACAATTCTTATGTACCATATCCCCGGCAATCTCAAACAGCATATCGTTCACGAGAGACAAGAATATTCTGTCCTTATCTTCGTTTACAAACACCGTTCTAAATTCACCTGGAGTATCCTTTGGAATCTTTGCAGTATGAGGCCGTTCAATATGATATTGTCCGGATATAATTGCTAACAACAGTTCCTTTCTCCCATTAGGAGACACATAATGCCTCAATACCGGTTGGTCTATGTCTTTCAATGCTCCTTTATTGAGAGCTACAGACCACCTCTTAGCATCGAAGAACATATCCAATAATTTATCTTTCATGACTAATAAATTCAATTAAGTCTCAATCTTGATTGTACATATTAGGCAAGTGCCCAAAGGCACTTGCCAGATGAAGATTAAAGAATAAACTCAAACGCTACAGCCGGCCTAACAACGAGGGTACCATACTTGCTGCCGTAGCTGGTGCCACCAGAGCTGAAGTAGACGTACCAAGCGTAGTTGCTACTATACTCAGTGCTACTCCAGTACCAACCTTCTTTTATAGGATCTCCGCCCACTTCTTCAAGTGCTTTATTAACTTCAACTATATTAGACATTAACAAATGCAATTGCGCAACTGAAGGGATGTATTCATTGTTTTTCAGCCCAATCTCAGGATTAAGTTTGCTTCTCATGTCATTTGTATTTCCTATTCCATTCCAATCGGTAATGGCTTGAGCGAATGTATTTTTGAAAAATTGATTTGACCCGCAACTTTCAGTACACAGTGCTATCTCTTCACCTCCAGCAGCATCTTTTAGAACTACATTAGCAAATTTGTTGCCTAATTTATATCCAACAGCTATTGTTTTGGACTTATCTTCAGGCGTAGCAATAGACTGATGAACAGCTTCATTTTCAGATTTAATAAAATAAATACCATCTGGAAATTCACTGCTTTTTGCTGATGGAAACTCGTCTGTCCCAATCACAAAATCATAAACACTTTTTGCTTTTGTTACGTCAAACCCAGACTCTTTAATTAACAAGAGTCTTAATTGTTGCATTTCGTTTAATTTATTTTCCATATTATTTATCCTAAGTGTAATTGTTCCGCTATTAATTTCATTTCTTGGTATGCAATCTGATGACAACCTACGGTAAGAATGTCGTTCTGATATGAATGTACGGTGTACATAGACCCTATTGATTGAATCTTCATACCTTTATTCTCAAACTGTGTGCTATTCTGATGCCATCTATTGATGTATTTCCACAATCGTTGACATTCTTCCAGGGCAATTCTTATTCCCTTAGAAGTTTCTACCAAGTTTCTGATTTTATTGAACCTAAGTAAAACATTGCCGCCAAAGTAAATAGGTTGATTCCCAAAAGGTAAATTCACCCTAAATCCTTCGTGATAAAGTTGTCTCAGACCTTCATCACCGTGTTTCTTTAATTCGTTGATATAGTCTTGCTGTTCAAGCTCTTGCTTACGATATAATTCCGCTTGTTGCTTTGCCAACTCATTTTCTTTATCAATAAGAGCCATGCGATTTCTGTATGCTGCTAAATCAGACTGTAATTGCTGGCACATCCACTGCTTCTTATCGAACATCCATTTCTTTTTGTCCTCGGTAGACATCTTCACAAATTCTTCGTATTCATCATCATCCAAAGGACGCTCTCTATACGCAGTTCTCTCATGAGTAAGAAAGTTGATTACGGTACCATTATAATCAAATTTGGTCATTCGATTATTTTTAGGATACCAAACCCTTGCATCAAATCCACATAACCCAAGATGCTTTTCCAATCGGTCTTTTGCATCTCTCTTACGTTGCAGCATGTCGTTTATTTCACTTTTTTGGATTGCGGCTGCATAATTCTCTTTTTTAATTGACAGCAACCATTTGCCTACGCATCCGTTTTTAGCATACTTACTTAATTCGTGAGTAGTAATCGATCCGGGCACAGTAGGAACATATTTCCCTAAAATACGCTTACACCAAGCTGTAGATGGAGTTAAATATCCCACGAACTGAGATAATCGCCGGCACTTTTGAACTTTTCTTAATCTGGCAGTACGGTCTAAATATTGCTTCCAGCTGCCAGAGCCATTAATTGAATCAACAATAATTGACACTGGAGTATCTTCGGTCATCAACTTAAAGAACTTTCTCAACTTTTTCAGTTCTGTATTACCTATTTGATAACCATAAGACAAATCATGAATCGCTCTTTTGGCTAAAGAATTAAATTCGGTTACTTTCATTTTCAGTATTTTGTTCACTGTAATACATCCAGTTGTTTCAAACCATCGAACCATTTCTTTATACCCTTGATAACTAAACTTATAATCCAGTTGAGTAATATTGGGAACCTCAAGGCAATTACTAAATTCTTCAATAAGATATTCTAAGCCAAAAACAATAAAATCGCTTTTTGATTTATCAAACGATTTCATGGTCAATGGACTCAAAAAATACAGCCTACCTTTGTCATATCGGTCAACAGCAAAAACCGACACATCATCGCACTTATCTGGGATTGCCCCTCTCATGTAGTTTTGATGTTTACTGGTAGAGCTACTATATCTCGCACTATCGACGATATAAATGATTTTATCTTTATGTTCGATTCGTTGTCCTATACAGGTGTAATACGACTTCAACACTCCATCTTCATGACTCATGTTGCTTCCGTTATGCGCTCTATCTTCATTGTGTGCCCAAGCATGAGCTACGTCGTAATTTGAATATCCCATATCAATTTGTTTTTATTATTTCTTATGAATAGAATTTATTGTGTATGAAGGAGTGAAAATGTGTCCAAAAAAATAATGGGAAGCCATGACTTCAATGCCACAACTTCCCATCTTGGAGGATAATCAGCAACCTCCACTCAGCAACAATAATTAAATATCTTATTTACATGAAATCAATCGTTCATTTGGTTTTCCAATTCAGGAATACCCAGGTAATCACACGCCTCCTTAACATTAGTATAAAACTGGGGCCAAAATTCTTGCCACTCCAAATATTTCCCAATTCTACTTGCAATCTGCTGTAATTCATCATCTGAAATATTAGGACTGTAACCAGCATCTTTAATATCCTCACGGCACAAATTAATAACGGCTATTTCCTTAATGTTAGAAGGAATAGAGACATCATGTACTTCATCTGTTTCGGGTATTTCATCGATAATATATCCAATATTTCCTATTTCGACATCAAGCAAAATTTCTCCGTCTCGCCATTCTTTAGCGTATCCATATATCTCCAAGTAGTCATTACGGACAACTACACGAGAAACAATGCATTCACAATAAGATTCCCAATGACGTTCTCCAGCTATCACTATAGGAGATTGCACACCCTCAACAGGCTCTCCTTCTTCGGTTTCAAAACGAAATTCGCCACCGTGAGCCAACGCAGCTTGTTTCAATTCTTCACGCTCAATAGCGTCTAACTTTTTATATTTATCGTATAAATCAGTATGTTTCATTTTTATTCATTTATAGGGTAATGCCATTGTGACCAATAAACTTCATCCCACATTAAATCTCTGGGATTGTCTCCGTGTTCTAAGTCTTTTGTAAACTGTTCTTCATTTCCATTATAAGCTCCATTAACAGCACATTTATCGCAGCAGAAGAAACTTCCAGAAATATAGTATCCGTAAAAGATAGGAAAGCCACAATTAGAGCAAACGCGCAATTCATTTATTGCATTCTTGTGTTCGTAAGAGTACAATAAGTCCACAGTCTGTTGGTTGTAAAGTTTCTCCCACTGTGATAAGACTTGTGCGTCAACTTCTTGTCCTTTGGGCGAGAATGGGTCATGTTTGAGAGACAGTGTCTCCATTCTCGATTTTTCAAACGCTTTAGCTATAGACAGACCTTCACGTTTCCAAAACATAAAGCAGTCATGACAAAAGATTGTAAAAACCATTTGCCATTGTTCATTCGTGTATTTCATTGCAATGCATTTTATTATTAAAACTTACCGGGAAATAGCGTTCTCGCAATACTGTATGCCAATTCTTCATAACACAGCCAGCATACAAATGTGTAATGGGGAATCGATTTGTCGTTACGAATAGGCTCCCCAAGTTCTTCTTCCAAATCTTCCACAAACTCTTCCATGTCATCAATATGGTCAATATAAAATTTCTTACAATCACTATTGTAAATAAACATACCAACCATACCTGACGCACATCCTCCTTTAGCCAAATCATCAAAGAACCAACTTGGATAATCATACCCATCAGAATGATCAGCCATATCTTCAATAAGTTCTTCCACAAAATCATAGCTTCCAGTGTATGCCTGTTGATACATCCCTTTTAAAAACGTGCTTGTATCTGGCAAATCATCACAACATTGATTCTTAGCACTAAATCCAAAGAAATGAGAGTATATTTCATCGGCATTGTCTTGGGCCATTAGCCAATCGCATGGGGTTTCTCCATCTTCCAGATAATCCTGAATACTTTCTTGTTCATCAATGAAAGCCTCCATTAGTTTCGGAGCCTCAGATTCGTGGTTCATTACAAATTCATTCCACCAATCAAGTATATATTCTTCAAAATCTTTTTCCATGTGTATCAACTGTTTTATTAATTATTGATATTTACGATATTCTCTTACCTGTTCAATATCGCTCATGCTGTTCCACCAATTCATAAAATCTTCGGTAGCGCAATCCAATGAATCTTCGTCATTTTCTTCCATCTCTGCATACTTTTCCGGATTCATTCCTGCAATTGCAAACAAAGCATTATAATCTGTAGAAGTATCCTCAGCCCATTCTTGAGCTTCCTTTATCTCTTGATTGGAGACACCAGCCTCCAAATGCTCTTCGTCCGCATACCCAAGCCATCCACAAATAGTATCAAAATCAAACCAGAAAAAGTTATTAATGTCTGTATCAGACCAACCTTCCTCCGGCTCACATTCTTCAAGCATGCTTTCAACAATATCAAATTGTTCATCAGTAAGCAAATCTGCTCTATCTTTGCCTCCGCTCCAAAATTTAAAGTTGCTGAGACTATCTTCTACATAATATTTCATAATGAATTAATTTTAAGGTAATTGATAACAGTGAAATGATAAGACATATCCTGGAAAATCTGGACCGAAATCTTCATCATCCAAGTATTCACATTGAGGATTCAATTCTCCGATATAAGGACCATTTTTATGCCATCTAAAGCCGCCTTCTTGATAAATGTAAGTGATAGTAATAAAATATCTTTCTTCAGTGCTTTCTATTTGCTTCCGAAAATATTCTTTAATTTGTTCAATATTATCAGCAACACCGTAAGAATTGGTTAGCATTACGCCACTCGCTTTATCAAACTCACTCCAGTATTCGCAATTAAAATCAAAATCTGGGCGTGAAGTTTCTTTGAACAGATAACTATGCAAATTACCTGTTAATGAAAAATATATACCTGTTTCCAAACGTGCTTGGGGATAGCTCATGATGAATTTCCAATATCGTTCTTCAGGCATATCAGGGAATTGCTCTTTAAGTATTCTTGCAGATTCGACATGTTCTGCTTCAATAGGTGTTAAATCTACCAGCATATCTACACATTTTCATATTCAACATCATTACGAGCATAATCACATGCCTCTGAATAGGTATCCCAACCTTTGCCGGGAACACATGAAATAGCCCAATATCTTAGCTTTTTGCTTTCTGCACGACATAAATAAACGGAGCCTTTGCAAACTCCGTCTACAATAATGTTGTGAGGTGTTGTGTTTGTAATCACAATTTTCATATCAATCTATCCAAAAGGTTTTGCAATGAGGACAACGATGTCCAGCTGGGAAACCATTGTCGTAATAGACATCTCTATGACGGTTAATATCCATATCTCCAAAAGTGCATTTACCCTCGGCAAAGGCTTTCTTGTATTGTGCTTCTTTTGACAATCTGGAATTTGTTTTTGATTTCTTCAACGACCGTCTTTTAGGAGCTGCAAATGAGCAAATAACATCACCATTAGTGCCACACCAGGACCATCCATGTCCACACACACTTTCCATACTGTATTTTTCAATCAAGGAAACATGCAGATTGTCACGGTTAAACGGAACAGACAAATCCAATTCTATTTCCTCATAATGGCCCGATCCTCCATAAGAATCATGCAAGGCAACAATATGTTTGCCTTTAAACTGAATAGATTTGAAGTCTGGCTTATTCTCAGCGGATTCATATTTTTCTCCAGAGACCATATCAGCAATCTCTGCTTCAAAATATATCTTCAATTCACCTCCGTATGGAGAATTGGCAACAATACTATCTACCAATCGAGAGGACGGGTCGTCCTTAGTAATTCCTAAAGCGCGTCTCACTTTATATGTGGCCATGCTCAACGAATCCTGTCCATAGGAATATCCATATCCATTATAAACAGCCTCTCCAACTTCTACACCAAGCGAATAGAACATAGTAACCGGGCCTGTGTTTCTCAACAAGTCCTTAACTGGGTCGGATTGGTCATGGTCCCACAACCATTGCTTAATATCGTCCTCATTTTCTTCATACGCCTCCAGCAAATCATCTGCTTCCATTTTATCCCGAATCTCATCCAAATACGGGCCTTCGGGATAATCAAAAAGGTCATATACGCTCTCTGAAAATGGATAGAAACTATTCTTTTGAACAGCCTCTTCCAATAATTTGATATGATCACACAAATTATCTCTGTAATCAACGTAGTATAAATCTACGTAGTCCGGCATATATTTTAACCATATTGGTTCATTCTTTGCTTCCATGTTGTTTATTATTAAATGTGTCTTTTAATATTGATAGGTCCAGTTCGTTTTCCAAGCGATGACAACGCTCTTTTGGTTTGTTCTGACATTTTTTCGCGCGTTCTGCCTTCACTTCCTTTTCTAAATCTGGTACGTTTTCCGTCTTTAATCAAATTTTCAGAAATCACAACATCGTAATTTTGATATGCATATTCACGCATTTTCATAGCATATTCATTGCTACAAATCCCCTTTCCGACGTTGAGACCAAATATTTGACAATACTCTCGCGTTCTCATCTTGTGGCCATTCCATATATGGGCACCGAGCTTTGGGAATGATTTGCCACAGATATGGCAAATCGGGTTCCCGTTTACATCATATTGAATCTCACCATAATGCGGATGGCACTCAGGATGCTCCAAATAATTTTCTTTCATGGCCTATAAAAATTAACGTCATACACTTCACATGCTTTCCCAAACAAAGGATACCGAGTAAAGTATGGGCTTACATCCGTGCCTCCCACGATTTCCATCACAAACCCATTAGGACAATTATCTTCAATCCATTCGTCGATTTCCATCACTTCATCTTCTTCCAGCCCTGTAGCATCACCATATTCCAGGTAGCATATTGCCCACACCGGAACTTTCTCAGTGGTTATAAGTCTCTCGTCATCCATCGCTGTACAAAACAGATTTAAGAATTTAAGAAATCCTTTGAATATTGCTTCAAAATGCTTGCAAGTGACTCTGCAAACGCGCATGAGATATTTCCTTCTTCATAAGAGAAAGATTCACAATATTTATCAGGATTATTAATATTGTATATCTTGATTTTTATCACATTATTGCTTTCATATTCCAAGCAATAATCACCAGAATCGGTATGCCATGTGGTTTTACCGGTATTATACAATTCATCAACATCAATATCTTCATTTTTATACCCAAATTTGTTACGCAATCTATCATAGTCATCATCCTCAAACATCATCTCAAAGACTGCATGGCTATTAAATTCATCAAGTTTTGCCGCTCCAAAATGTTCCAGGAATATACCTAAATCAACCCAAAAGCCATTCTCCACATACGCATCTCCCATTTTAGTGGCTAATCTTTCCATTTCAGCGTCAGTCAAACTATTAGGGTCATATCCAAGTGCTTCAACATCAGACCTGGAAAGAACACACACTGTAAATTCTTCTTTCATATCAATCCCTCCCAATTATGTATGTATTTCCCAGCGTTTTTCTGTTCTGTAGTCGGCATATATAATTCCACCACAGAGCTTGTATTCTCCGTTGACACGTTCTGCAAAACCAAAACTGTATTTAGTAAAATCCTCATAAATTTCGATGACATGATCCACCGCTGCACGACTGTATGTTGTAAGTCTATTCAAACAATCTATAAGAGAAGTATCGTGCAAGCTATCTGCAAACTCCATTGCCTGTTTCAGTTTTTCACGAGCAGATTCACGTATTTCCAATTTCAATGGTTGACTCGCCATATTTGCTTCTTCCGGATGCTGCTCAATCATTTTATCAATGGCTGCTCCGCATACATTCATGTAAATATCACAGATTTCCTCTTTTTGGATTCTGTGCAGTTTCCACCCATCATAGTAAAAGTATTTGGATGAAGGTTCATTCCAGTACAAGATGTGTTGAATTGGCAGCTTCTTATCGCGCATTATCGCCATTCGGCATCCCTCATTGTTGAACCATTCCGAATGTTTGGAAAAGCCTATGTTACATAATGTGGTACCAAGCTCACGGACCATCCAGAAAAACGGCTCATTTGTATTGGCCAGTTCTTTCACATCATATTTTTCAAAGTCCTGTTGGCACAATGCCGTATCGTACAACTCATTGCGCATTTTGTTGATAATTTCTTTTTTCATATTGTTGCTGATTTTTATTACGAATAGAGAGTTATGGTGTACAATGTTGTCCACACACCATAAATTTTTCACTTAACATGATGTTCTTTTTAGCTCCATCCTGTCTTGACGAGCCTTGTCAAGTTTAGCTTGCATATATGTTCGATGATGCTTCCACCACAATTTATAGATAGGTGTTTCAATCTTGAGATAGGGCTTCAGGAGCTTACGTGAAACCCACAATAATAATCTCACTATCAGCTTCGTAATAACGAAAAGAATTTTTCCAATTATTGCGCACAATGCTTTTATCAAAACCACGATATTATTCTTCATAGCGTTACATTTTATTAGTTACACAAATCGTTTTCCTCTTCCACGCTCCCGACATAACAGTCCAGGTAAAAATTTTCTTCATGCTCTGTCGGATCATCCGGATTCACATTGTACTTTTCACAATACATTTTCCATGAATCGCGTTTAGAAGCACAACCAGTTGAGGCTACAACAAGTAGCGCAACTGCAATCATGGCAAAATACTTCACGATTAAACCGTCGCACGAAAGTACCTTTATCGCACGGCGCACTTTTGTTTTCTTTCTCATTTGTGCTGATTTTTTATAATTGAATACTGAATTTTCTTGAAGGTTTATTGCACTGTTTTCTGGCTTCATTTATCTGTATATTGGTGATATTATACACCATAATTCCACGCTGCGCCAATTTCCATTTCAAACCGGCACGCTTCAGATAACCAATAAGCAGAGACGGACTTTTTAAATCATCCGCATTGAATGTATAGTTCCACACAGTGCATTTTTTCTGGTGTTCTTCTTCATATTTTTTCGGTTCTTCTCGATATTCACGAGGTTCATAGCTCAGGAGGCTATACAGTCTCCTGGCATTCTTGACCATTTCTCCTGTTTCCATTTCTTAAAATTCAAAGTCAACATATACTTCTCTCGTGCCTTTGGCAAAACCTTCATGGTTCACATCATCAAAAGCATAGTATTCGTATTTTTTCTCACTCCGTTCATAATATCCACGAACAAACACATTTCCGTTTGGTGAAAACTTGAAAAAATCTCCCTTTTTCACGTTTTTCAATTGTATCTTCTTCATGGCATAAAGACTATTAGACTGTTACCACAACGCCCTGCAAATTGCTTTTCCAGTTTCAATGCAGTTTCATTACTCTCAATGCTAATTTCCAGATTCTCACGCATTTCCTGGAATTTATGCAATAACTTCTGAGATTTATCACGCTTATCATTTCTCAAAGACGCAATCGCTTCATTTACTTGCTTCAGACGTTTCCGGTCCTCACGCAAAATTTGTTCTGTTGTCATTTTACGCTGATTTTTTGTTTGTGCATCCCTCCGGATTCGAACCGGATACTCACGCTTTACACGCTTTCACACCAAGCAGGGCGCAATACGTTTACTTCGAGATATACACTCCCAGATAAATCACAGAGAGTAATGTTAGCAACGCTCCGTAAACGCCAAACCACACCAACATGGCCGGAAAGCAGCATCTCACAACGGATGCCGCAAATAGGATTTTTCCTACAATTTTCACAATTTCCATTGTTCTATTGTATTTGCCGGTAAACAAAAAGGCCCACCGCATTTTGCAGTGAGCCTTCGCATATTACTTTTCTTCTTTCTTTTCAGGTTCTTCCGGAATATTCGCACGCTCCATTTCAGGCAGTTTGTCATCGTCAAACTTTGCGCGGAAATTCAACGCATCGAAGCTCGCTTTCGCAGCCTTGTGCATTTTCTTCTTGTATTCACGTGCACACTCTTCCATGTCCCTTTTAGTTGGCACAAGACCGATACGCTGCCAAATGCTTGCTTCCACATCCCATTTTTCAACATGCTTTTGGTCTGCTGTATTCACCATAATTGCAGCCGGGGTTGAAGAGCGCAATTTTGTTGCAATGCCTCCATTATCTTTCTTTAGGCTCGCTTCCAGGATTTTTACATTCCAGAATGTAGACACAACGTTTTTCCATACACGGAAAATTTCATTCTGCGTACGGTTAGCAGGGTTATATTCGTCACCGGAAAAGTTTACTGCACTTTCGTGTATTTCTCCCTTACTGTTAGTGCTTCTATACACCAATGTCACACCTACTAAGTTAGCCTTAGCGTTTTCACTCATTGCTTCGAATTGAACTGCTGTAAATTTTGAAATTGTTCCCATATTGCTGATTTTTACTGGGTTTCTGCGCAATATCACGCATTGTAGGCAGTGCAGGGTTCGAACCTGCACCCCACCAAAGTAGAGTGTCCCCAAACGCTTCCAGATTGGTTGCGTTTCGGACAAAGCCCAATAAGCGCACCTCAGATTTCACCCTCTAAGGCACGCCAATTCAATACGATTTGTTGCGCTCTTCAAAATGTTCTGCATTTCCGTCACCTAAAAGCATGGCTCAACTCAAACCAATTGGAAGAGCCTATTTTTCATATCAGGACACATTTTAGGCATACACCTTTATGGTTCCCATACGGCTGGCAATAATCCTTTTATTGCACATTTAGGGCATACTGTTTAGGGATTGACTACTTCAAGAGCATTTTTTCGGCATTCCGGAAAGTTCACACAAGGGCAGACTTTCTGCACATTTCATCAACAGGGCGGCCAGACTTTGCGCCAATCGCGGCACATTCCACACCTTTCGTAACATTTGGGCATATTTTCTGCACATGGGCAGAAACCCAGTCACGCTTTTCCCTTTTTCTGTGCTATCCACTTTGCCCAGTTTGGGCATACTTTTGGCACACTATGATTCATGTGGATACACCTGGGGCAGACGACGGTTTGCGATACCCTCTTTAAAAACTGAGCATTACAGTCAGGTGCGTTCTTTCCCTGTTCACAAAACGTCCCGTTTTGCGTCTGGGCATAGGCTTTTGCTTTCGCTTTCCTATTCCTTTTTGCTTTATGTTACTTTTTTGTTTCTGTTTTTTAGCCTTCTTTGTTTGTAGGTTTATAAATCTGTTTATTATCACTTTGTTTGTGCTTACTTGCGTGCTTTCGCTTTATGTAGGTATGTAAGCAAATACCAAACGGAAAGGTAAGCAACCTTAACAAGTAGTCCGTTATCTTAACTTGTTGGCACAAAGGTAGGTGTATTTTTTGAGATACGCAAATAATATAGCAACAAATTTACGCCAAATACGAAAATAATTTTTAAATAGCTGAAAATCAAGTAGTTACAAAACTACAATTTTGCTCTATAAGGTACGCACGTACACACGCACATACACGCATACACACGCGAGCGCGTCAAGGTAGTGAATCTATGCATATAGAGTGTTAAAATCTGTAAATTTTTGTCGGGCTGGGCTAAATTGATAACAAGACAAAAGCAAAGATAAAAAGTAAGCCTAAAAGCCTGAAAATGAATGTAATACTTTCACTTATTACAAAAGTGAAAATGATAACTAATTGATTATCAATGAATTAAAGGATTGAAAAAGAAACGGGTGCCACCTCATTGGGGTGGGAATGCCATATATATTGTCGACCCCAAAATTTAGGTTTCACTTTTTATTTCAGTACAATGAAATATTACTGGGAGACTTCCAGACTTTCAACAATCGCCATTAATATTTTCCCCACACCTTATATTATATATGCAATACGTTAAGTGAATATCGTCTCCCTATAGGGCGGCCCCAGCCAATGTTAAGTCAAATTTTCAAAGGCGATTTATAAAACCGCTTAATATCGATTTCCAATTTTTTCCCGGACCCCTATTTTTTAGGTTTTACCCCCTCTATTCAAATATTTATGTACATATTTCGCACACATTCCAAAAACATGCTTATATTTGTCGCACAATTGATAAATAATATCTTCAACAACGATGAAATCACAATTTCAAATTCTATCCTTTTTATCACAATATCAGCCAAAGACTGATGCTGATAGAGACATGATAACTGGCTTTATTGAGAAGCGTTGCAGAATCACCCCCAAAACCATCATATTTTCCCCTGAGCATACCGATAATATCATAGACGCCCAATCCTTCCTGCAATGGTACGAAAACGGATATGGGGCCTCAGAAATAGCCAAATACCACACTCTTGTTATACTGGGCAATTGCACTACGGAAAGTGCCACTATAGTAGGAACCTTAAACGGTGATAAAATAGACACAGCCCACATTCAGATAAATATAAATGAACTGGAGAAAGTCTCCGGGCAAGACGCTCAAAAATTCCAACTATTATTGTTAAGCCATAATCTTCAGTTCAATCCCGATTCCATGTCTCTGGAAACCAAATACATTCCGGCTTTAAACGAAAAAATCTTGTTCCATAATTATGATTATTCCATTAAGGGAATAGGCATCGTTCGCAACATCTATCCGGACAATTACGATGTAGAGTTATATTGCTATTTTATTTACCCTTCTAAGAATGAAAATGGCGACCCAATAAAAGGTAGCGTTGGCTACTCAATGCATGAGCGCAACATCGTAAACTTGAAAGGATACATATTCGAGCCATTACTGGAAGATGAAAAGAGATTCAGTTCAGACGATGGAATCAGCGCGTACAGGCGATTGAAGCGTGAGCTGGAGAAAGAGAACAAAATCTGGAAGGATAAAATCAGAAGGATCGAGCCGGTCAATATGAGGGCCGAAAAAGGTGGAAAATACTGGTACATCAACGACAAGATGAAAGTGGTCCAGGAAATAGATAAGTACACCCCTACAAGCCAAATGAGATACCTTTGTGGAAACTACTTTATCAACTATGATGCAGCAGTAGAAATGCTGGGAAAATTTAACGAACTTATAAGGGACTACCTTGCATCTAAAGAGTGGCCTAAGTTATAGATTCACAATTAAATATTACTTTTATGGAAACTAAAAATCCCAACGAAAAATTTTATGAGATTGAGGATAAGCTCCCCTCTCTGGTAAGCCGTGCCAAAAGTATGACGATGATTGTATTGGTACAAGTAGTGATAGGCATCATCTGCATATATTCAGCAGACCTGGAAACAAGATGGCTGGTGAATATAGGATATGGACTGTTCGTGTCGGCAATATGTACTCCATTATCAACGGCATGTCAGATATTGGCCAATATTCTAAAAATTCAAGTCATCGCCTATAAGACTACAAACCATATCCCTGACAACAGCAGAAAGAAGGAACAGGAAACCAATGTTCCGGAGCAATCCAACGCCGTGTATATTGGTGGAATAAAACTGGAAGATGAATAATAAAATAAGCACTGGAGGTCGCATTTTATCTCCAGTGCTTATTTTTAAAGCATCATAGGCTTCGTACAATATCGGTTTTTGCCTCTTTATTTGGCCCAGAATCGATTTATTTACTCAAGACGGTAAATTAATCGTCGAAATTAAGGGCTTTTTCAACGGCCTCATCGTTAATCACGCTGGACATCTCATGTAATCCATTCCATCTTTTCGCTTTTTGGTATGAAAATACCGTTGCCATTAATGGAATATCTTCACCGTCTCTGTAATTTCCCGGAACATTCAACACCGAGTATAAATCTTCTGGAGCAATTCCAATATCAGTGTTCTTTCCAAACCACGGCCTGATGATATACCCTGGGAGTTTGTTTCCGTCAATAGGTGCCCCTTCTTCGTTTTTAAACCCGATGACATTGTAATATTCATCCATGCTTATAAAGGCAGCGCAAAAACGTTTAATCGCTTTCTCCACTGGGGTCAAATCCGATTCGTCTGTTTTAAGAACAGCTGCGATGAATTTCTTGTTTTCCCTATTTTCCATCTTCTTTTCATCTCTGCTTTTTGCCGGCTTTACTTCGGCCACATCTTCTGCTTCGATATTTCTAAATCCTTCCAACGATATAACCACGCTTTCGTTTCCGTCCGCATCCTTTGTACGTTTCCATTCAATGAAGTATTCTGGATGCATCAAATCTGATATTGGCAATACGTTGACTTTTATATCTCCGTTTTCAGTGGAAATAAACCCGGCTTCAGAATTGTCTATGGTTTCCTGATATGCCTGATTCATGACTATCAAAAAGTCGCGAACCGGAATAAGAGTCCCCAACATGTCCAAATCACTGGGCTGTTCATCTGAGATAACATTTCCATTTTCATCTGTGTCCGAATCTACATACCGGTTATCAAGATAGAAATCATACAGCCCTCCCCAAAAATTATAATAAAATAATTTCACTGGAGAGTTTATGCACTCTTCAACATTAGCTGTGAATCTTTCTGCCTCTTTTCTTGAAAAGAACGGTTTGTTGATATAAGGGTTATGAAATTTGCTGGGAATATTATGCTTCTTTGAAGGAATGCTTGGATTATCATGCAGCTCAATAATGTCTAAACCTTCAAACCCTGTTTTCTTTTCTTTGCCCTCTATACTAAACTCACTACGTTCGTTTAGAACATTTTCTTTTATATTTATATTATATTTATATTTACTGTGTAGGAAAATCGACAGGGGGGTGTCGGTTTTCCGACAGGTCTGTAGGTTTTCCGACACCCTTTCCAGTGCCATACAAACCAAAGCAATGAAAGAAACTGTCGATTTTCCATCAATTTCAATGTTCATATCTCCAGAAGATGTCCAATTTTGCAGCATTTTCAGCGTTTCATCATCCAGTGTTTCATTTTCTTGCGACAATTCATGAACTATGGCCGAAAGTTTTGTTTCAAGGGTGTCGATTTTCCGACAGTGTTGTCGATTTTCCGACATGTCTGTAGGATTTCCAACAGGTAATACCTGTCGATTTTCCGACAGTATTGTCGATTTTCCTACAACACTGTCGATTTTCCGACAGGTCTGTATGTTTTCCGACAGGTCTGTCGATTTTCCGACAGTGTTGTCGGTTTTCCGACACCCCTTCATCATCATAAGAATCTTAATTGCTTCTGGAGTGGAAATTTCTTGGAGGTCATACAAGTCTGACATATCTTCGCAATTTTCCAAATCTTGAATAAATCGAGGCTCATCTTTTTTATCGATTGAATTAAACTTGTCAATCAATGAAATGTACAAACCTATGTTGACCATGATTTCCCCAGCTGAAGATATTGAGATGATGCTTCGCTTTTTGAGCCATTCTAAAACAGAATTAACGAGAGTTCTATCCATCCCTCCAGCTCTGTATGATAAAGACGAAACGGATATAGTGAAATACCGGTTCATTTGCTCTCTTGCTATGATCGTACTGCATTCATCCATCAATCTTGAGAACACCCGATAGCGAGATTTCCCCAGCATTCTTTCTGCACAGTTGAAATGTTGTCCGTATGGGGGTATTTTAATTGTATCCATAATTAATTAGATAAACAGTACAAATAATACAATAGCGCAAAAGATGTCATCAGTAGTAAACGGAGTAAAAACCAAAGCAAGATGCGCTCTCGTTCTCTTCCAGTAATCAATTTTTTTAAAGGCGGTTTGCATTACAGATAGCAAGGTATGTCTTTTAGAAATGTATTTATAATATTCCGTGAATTGAGTCTGTACATCGTACACAATGTCTGCATTGTCCAACTTCTTATTATATATGATTGCTATTTCATTTTCATATCTGGGATTGGCGTTGTAGACCTTTGTGTTGCTATTGTTAATGTGGTGTATGACATCAGTACGCTGCTGATATTTTTCAATCTCATCTTCAATACTCTTTAGTGCACATGCCAATATAATCATGGCCACAATATACATGGATATTCCCATGAATATTAAAAATATAAAAGCGACATTTTCCATTTGTTTTAATTTGAGTGTTGAATTAAAGATGTAATTGTTTCAATTAATTTCTGACACTCTCCAGCTTCTCTGTAATCCTCTCTTTTGATTGCGTTGTTTTGAATCGACAATATATAAGGTCTGAGACAGGTTAAACAATATTGAATCAAGACAGTGTTGAATTTTGAAGATTTAATACTTTCGTTGGACAATTTATTCAATTCTTCGTTGAGTTTGCGAACTTCAGAATAAATCTGCTGCTGTTGCCGTGACAACAAGCTCAATTTGGCAATTACGATAAGTAGCAACGCTACGGCACTTAAACTAATTAGAAACATACATATAAAATTTATTGATAAAACTTGGGCATAATTCATTGCCAATTTGATAGTCTTTTGGAATTTTATTCCATGGCTTTTTAGGCTCGGCTAATTTTGCATCATACCAATAACAATGGTACCGATCCCAGCAACCCTTGGCCATACATGGGCCTCCTTGATGATTGACAATCCTCAGATATGTCTCTTTGGAAATAAATTTAAACTGGTCTGGAAGTTTTTCTTTGAAATTGTCTGGTACACTCCCTATAAAGAAAGGCTTGTATCCACTTACAGCTTTACCTGTTTGGATTTCGATGGCATACACCATATCTTTTTTCTTGAGCTGTCTCCAGTCTATTTTTGTGAATATCGGAGTAAACTCATAAACACCGCCACTGATAATGACTGTTCCTGGACTGGGGTGTTCAATATAATCGGTCCAATATGCACATTCAAAACATAGAGTTTTGCTCTTCATTGCTTTGGCTAACGTCCTTTTAGGACATAACCAAAAATCAATCTTTTTTCCGCATATTAGACAAACGCTTGGTTGTTTACGCATACCTTTGCTGAAATTGTATGTGACGTATGAAGATGCAAAGGCGCGGTGCGCTTCAATTAAAACAAGTGATTAAAATTGTATTGAATCAAAAATGCTTTGAATCTCTTCTTGTGTGATTCCGATATAAGTTTTTGTAATGTTGATGCTGGTGTGCTTGAAAATCTTATTGAGCAGCAACAGGCTTTCAGCACTATGGTTATGTTGGTCATACACGTATCTTCCGAATGTTTTTCTGAAAGTGTGAGTCGAGAAATTATGTATGTCCAATTTGTATTTGAACTTAAATTCTTTCAACACCTGGTTCACCCTTTGAATTGTGAGCGGCTTGTCCCCATTTCCATTACTGAAAATATAATCCTTTTTATCAGGACGGCCCATCAATTCATACAGCTCTTTAAATTTCTGTTGTACTGATGGATTAAGAGGTATTCTTCTTGTTTTCTGCGTTTTTTGTTCGGTTACATCTACAGAACTTTTACCCAAGATGTCTACCCATTTAAATTTAAGAACATCAGATGCTCTACAGGCTGTACAGAAAGACAGACGTGCATACATTTCCCACATGAATTTCCCATCATTGTGCAGACACTCCAGCAATCTTTCATATTCACTGTATTTCAAATGATCGCTGGTTGTTAGTTGATTTTTCTTTGCCATAATATCTATATTTTCACTTTTGTATTGCAAATGTAGAAAAAGAAATTCAATCGCCAAAAGAATAATATAAAAAACTATCCTTTTAACTTATATATTTTCAAAAAAATAGGGAGCAAAAAGAAGCTCCCTATCGTTGTTCAATATACAACAAACTGTATATCAATACATTTTTCTAAAATCATCTATGGTCATAATAGCTATCCCAAGTTGTCTGGCCTTTGTTGCCTTAGAAGATTCAGATGACATATCCGCAACAATTAAGTGCGTTGTCTTTTTTGATACACCATTTACAACCTCACCTCCATTATCTTTGATGTATTTTTCCAAATCTTGGTCTCTGATTCCAGTAAAGCACACTTTCATTCCACTCAGTTTCCCTTCATGAAGAGAATCATTGTCATCTACAGGATTAATGATTAACCTGTTTTCTGCGACAAACTGGTAGAAAGGCAATATGCCAGCCATAAACGCTCTTTGAGTTACCCCAGCATCTTTGTAAAGATTAGAATTAAACAATTCTTCATTGTTGGCCCATGTTGGGAATGTGCCAGAATAAAATGAGAACTTTTGCTCAAGGGACATTTGAGACAAGATTGATTTAGCTTTGACTTGTCCTATCCCTGTAAAGCAATCACTGGCGTGCATCAGGCAGGTTACTTCTACCCCAGACCTAATGGATGACATAACATTGAGTATTTGATTGGCCGTAACGTCTCCGAATCCATCAATTGAAACAATTTCTTCAAATGTGATGTCGAGTATTTTACATATCGTATTATATCCGGCATTAAACAATTTGCTGATTGTTTCTTCTCCCATATTTTCAGCTCCCAATATTTTAAAGAAGAATACAATTTTGGCTAATTGTATGCCTGGACAGTTTTTGTTTGTACAGCATAATTCTACGCCTGATTCATTCCATTCAGTTGGGGAGCCGCAATGAGGGCATTTTTTCATGTCATCCCATAGTTTCTGGTATTCTTCTCCAGTAGGCGGCTGTAATGTTTCAATGATTTTAGGTATGACCCCTCCGCTACGGGTGACAAGTATCTTTGCCCCTTTAGCAATCACATTATCATCAATCCATTTGGCGTTATACCCAGTAGGGTTTTCCATGTTGCAGTCTCCGGTATCTACCGCTTCAATTTTTACCACCGGTTTTAAGGCACCGGACTTGCTGACTTTCCACATTACATCTTTGACCGTAGTTTCAAACGAATCTGTGAAATCTGGGTGCTTATATGCGATTGCATATAATGGGTTTCCGGTTGTCTGGTTGCGTCCAATTTTTTCCCAAATACGCAAATCATTTACATATACTACAATTCCATCAATTGCGTATTCTTTACTCCATTGCTTAAACAATGTAATTAGATACTCATCAGACAAATTTTCGGCAATGATACTTCTGAATAATTTGGGCTGTTTATATTGTTCGCACATATCATCAATCATTTGCTCAAATGTGAGATAGTGTTTTTGCAATGACTGGTCATCTGTCCCATATCTAAAAAATGAAACATATTTCAGATAATCGCACGGAGTATCCCTATTTATCAACCCAGCCGCGGTATTTCTGGGAGATTTGAAATTTTCTTCTGCGCCGGAGACTTCTTGTTTGAATTTTCTCCAGTTCTCTCGGCTAAAAATAAATTCGCCAAATGTAAATTGGAAATCTGTTTTTGGAGAGTATATTTCAGCAGTATTATAATGAGAGGTGCAATTTTGACCTTCATTCTCTGCTCCGCCGCGAGAATATGTCATGCCTGTTATTTCATCATGCAAAAGCGATATGCCATCAAACTTAGGCATACATACCAGTGATGATTTAGATGTCAGTCCTAATGACTGGTACCATTTTTTTAGATCGCTCAAGTTTTTAACTTTATTGAGGGATTTCATCGGTATTGGCAGCTTAACCTTTCTGCTTTCCGAAATTTGTACAGGCTCAATATATTTAAACCAAGGATTGTTGGGGTCTATTTTTTTGAGTTCACTTACTTCATCATCGTATTCCTGGTCACTGATTACTGGATGACCTTCTCGATATGCCTGATTATGAATTTTAATTTGCTGTAATAATTCTTCTTTAGTCATATATTTAAATTTTAAAGGGCGTGCATGTGTACACGCCCTTGATGGATAAAACATTATTTTGCACCAGTGTGTCCGAAACCTCCGATTCCCCTTTCAGTATCATCAAGTTCATCTACCACACACATTTCTGGAACAACGTACCGTTCAATAACCATCTGTGCAATTTTGGTGCCTATGGATATTCCAAATGGTTCGGTTTCATTGCTGTTGATAATCACTCCTACTGTGCCTCTGTAGCTTTCATCAACAGTTCCCTCCAGAACATCTGCATCAAATCTTTTTGTTTTTTCTGAGAATGTGCCATCCGGCAATATTTCATGTCCTTCAATTCCTTTGGCTGAAAACCCACTTCGAGGACGAATATTCCCTTCCGTTCCTTTATCCAGGGCCATTGCAATATCTAATTGAATCACACTTCGTCCTGGTTTAACCACAACATTTCTGGGCGTAAATAAATCGAAACCTGCCGCACCCTCGTCGGCTCTCATTGGCATTTTTGCACCTTCAGATAATAACTTTATTTTCATATATGAATTATTTTTTATGTTTCATCCCCTTTCGGGTCATGTCTTTGTTATCGTAATATTTTCTTGTTAGTCCGGCAAGCCTATCGTATTCTTCCAGCTTTAATTTTCCCAAATCTTCAAACACGTCTATGTCTATTTTATCTTCATAGAAATGTCTAAAATATAAATTGCAGCACGAAATACTTTGCCCATTACATGCGTAATGGATATTTGTTGCCGATGTATTGAATGCATTAGCGGCTGCTGTTACTGACTGGAAGATACCTATTAATCTTTTGAGTGGACTAAATACAAGCACTCGGTAATAATTCGTTTTACTTAGTTTGTTCATGCCTAATCGCTCCTTCTAATACCTCTTTAGATAACCGCTCTCTTGCGGCATTTAGAAGATATGTGTCCGACACTGAAACTCCTTTTGCAAAAAGTTCATGTATCCGGTCGCACATATACCCTAAGAAGGTGGGTTCTACAAAAGCGATAAAAAGGTAAACGAAATTACCGTCAATTAGATAGTGGCCATTAACGTTTGAGATTAATACAGACTGCATTGGTATATCGTATGATTCACACAATGCTTCTATTTGTTTTCTATAGTCTGCGAAGAAATCAGAAACTCTTTTTTGTGGCTCTTGTTTTTGAATATAATACGTGGCATCAAAAAATTCAATGCCGTCAGATGATGTACCGAAGAGCAGGTTCGGAAATTCTGGAATGAGTTGCTCTGTGCATGTAATATTTACTGTCTCATCCCCTTTCCCATTGAGCATTAATTTAAATCAAAGTCTTTTACTTTTTGCTGATGAAAGTCTTTTGGCCAGTAAATAGCCTCAGCTTTGTCAAATTTAGTATCACGAATAACATAGTCTGAGAAAGACTGTTTTAAATAGTCCTTGATTCTGGTAGTTGCATCGGAGTTTGATGTAGCCGGAACAAAGAATGTCTGATTGCTCTTTTTGGTCTTTCCTGTTTTTTCATCTACAGTTAGAAACAATACTTTAACTGAGTACAATCCAACACCACTGTCCTCGCTTTCTTCAAAGAAATTGCAAATCATCCCACATACGACATTGTCGTCTTGACATAAAACGTCATTGAAAAGCACGTCGTTGATTTTTGTTTTAATGATTTCTATGCCGAGACTGCCAAATCTTGTTCTTTCTTGATCTTCAGCAATCTCATAAGCCACCTTTTCTGCTTCCGTATAACTTGTGGCCATGATAAGCTCTTCAGATTTGGTTTTTGACAAAACCCCTTTCTCATCCTCTTTTACAAACTCTGATTTCAATCGATAGAAATCAAAGACTCTGTCTTTTACACTTTCTTTTTGTTCCATGTTCTTTTAAATTAGAGTTAAACAATATTTGATTGCATTGCAAATGTACCAATAAATTAAATAGTATAATATATAAATCTATTCTTTTAACATATAATTTTTCGTAAAACGCTGTATATCAATTATATTATATTACATTTGTTAAAACAATATATAATAATCATTATTAAGTACACTTATTATATTAAATTTTGACACTGAAGCACATAGAAACAAACCAAATTAAAATCAGCTATTCTTCAAAAAACGATGCTAATATAATGAGTGATACAGAGAATAGATTAAAGATTGAATTATTAGAAAGTATCTTTCAGACATCTAAAAAGACAATTCAGGAATATATTCGAGAAATTCAAAGACATTGCTTGTTCAAGTCTGCGTATCGGCATTTGAACAATGGAACCGTACTGGACGATAGAAGTAAACTGATTGACTTATATGATGCCTGTGTGCAACAAGATGCTCATCTTGCTGGCGTATTAGAGACTCTTAAATCTCAGATTTTAGGAGAAAGATATATGCTGGCTAAACAAAATGAAAAAGGAAGGTATATCAAAGATATTGAGGAAACAAAAAAAATTCAAGGGACCCAATTTATCAAGATTATCAATGGTATTGTAGAATCAAAACTTTATGGCTTTACGGGACTATATATAGACCCGACCATTGACCCTGAAACTGGAAAACTTAAAAGGGTAATTAGTCTTGAAAGGCGCAATATTCTTCCAGACCAGAGAAGAATCGTGCAGCGTCAAGGGATATGGACTCCTGGGTGGAGTTTTGATGACCCGTTGTATCGAGATTATTATATTTTGATAAACAACGAAGATTTGGGACTCTTTTCAGCAACAACCCCTTCAATTTTGGCAAAGAAATTTACCATGGCTAATTATGTCAATTTCTCTCATACGTATGGCCAGCCGATTATACATGGAAAGTCTGAATCCGAGAACTATTCTGATAGAAGTAGGCTTGCTAATGAAATTGCCAGTGCGGCTCAAAATAAAGTCATTGTAACAGGTCTGAATGATGAAATCGATGTTAAGACCTTTACGATGTCCAATTCGGAGCATATTTTTACTGGATTGATTAATCTGGTTGACAAAGATGTATCTAATCTGATTCTTGGGTCACAATCGGTAGCTGGAGAGCAACAGGCGTATGTCGGTTCTGCTAAAACACATGAGAATGTATTTAGAGACCGTATCGAAGTATATCGAGACTATGTAGAACTTGTCATGAATGAAGATGTCGTTCCGCGACTTGTAAAAATTGGATATATCAAACCTGGCTTGGAGTTTAAATACGCCAAACGGGTAGAGATGTCTGACGAAGATAAAATCAGGTTATTCCAGGTGTTAGGCACGCAATGGGAAATGGATCCGGATGCTGTTGAAAGCGAGTTTGGCGTCAAAGTAAAGAGACAAATCAATGTTGTTCAATCTGATGTATCTTCTGGAGGCAGTGGAACTGACAACAATGTGGTTCGTCATTTGACTGATGAAGAATACTTCAAACGCTATGGACATTATAGAGAAACGAAAAATTTTTTGACGGAGAGGGGAATGTAGAGACTGTTCTTCTCTCCAACATTAAAGCATTAAGGTCTCCAGATGACAGTAAAGAAAAGCATGAAAAAGAATATGAGGCTTTGCTTTCTTTGTTTGCCGATGTTATAAAAAACATTAGAGATGAAGGCGGTATGTGGAAGTCGCTTGAAGAATTAATGATTGCAAGAGCGGATTTTGCTGTACGTCATGCCTTTAATGGATTTGGCATTGAATATGACGAAGCATTATGGATTCTAAAGAATGCTGAAAACTTAACTGATGAACAGCGTGTCCAAAGAGATATACTGATTGCAGCAGTAGATAACCTTGTAGATTTTTCTGTTGCTGAAGAATATCAGCTTATAGAAGAAGTAAATGAGCTTGAAGATTTGGAAGAGGCAGAAAGTGAAGAAGAGTTAGAAGAACTGGAAGATAGAATATATGGATTGTGCAAAAAATACAATAATAGATATGCCTTTGTCGAGAATATGGACATTGAATATGCTATGATTGTAGCTGCATATTTATCTAAATTATCAGATGATACTGTGCTGATGTACATGACAATGGGAGATGAACGGGTAAGACCGTGGCATTTACAGTATGAAGGGTTTACCGCATTAAAGTCTCAATTTCCAAGTTGGTTAATTCCTCCTATTGAACACCAATGTCGATGCTTTTTGGTAGAAGATTCTGCTACTTCGGTGTTTTCACAAGTTAAAGCAAAATCGAAAGGTGTTCCAAAAATGCCGGATTGGTTTAACCCGACCTTCAAAGAAAGTGTAGCTAAAGGCGGAAAGATTTTTTCAGATGCACATCCGTATTTCCAGATTAACGCAGACAAAATGAAGAAGTTGGTTGAAATATCTGACAGAATAAAATCTAAATATTCAAATGTCTCAGATAAACATTAATCAAGGCAAGCCATTAAGCCCACAACAAGTGGTGTCTCAATGGAAGGTTATGCCAAACAAATTGGCAGTCAATATATGGAATTTTGAGGTCAAGGCTGGTAAAGCCGCCCAGAAGATTTTTAAAGAATCGTTTGATTTAAAACGATTCAATTCATCTGGCAGCACACCTTGGCCTCAGAGGTCTAAGCATAGCAAGTCTATTCATCCATTGATGGTAGAAACAGGCTCTCTAAAACGGTCTATTAAATGGAAACACATGGGTGATAAATCTGACCCCACTGGAGTCACTATTTATACTGACCCTAATGGATTCGGCCATACAAAAAGGCATCGAGGATTTTGCTATGCAGCTGTCCATAATGGTCCAAGCACGTTTAGAAAAGGAAGGGTTAGAAATATGCCTCGACGACAATTTATTGGAAATTCAAGTGTTTTGGAAGAAGAATTGAAAAACTTATCGGCTATGATATTTCAAGGGTTCCCTAAATAATGATTATTGAAAAACCTAATAAAAATAAGAACGAACAAATTGCTGAAATTGAGGGCAATCAAGACACCACGCAAGTAGATGAAATCGCTGAAGTGGTGGAAACAAATGCGATGATTGAAGCATATAAGGCCATAAGGTCAATCTTATTTGAGATAAGAGAGGATCCAAATGACCCTGAAAGCCCACCATTTTTTAAGACAATTAAAATGGATAACGGGCAATTGAACCGCATTAAAAACAGTAAGAAAAACGAAGAATATGGAATTGCATTCCCAGCCGTTCTGATTCATTATATTGATGTATATTACAATCAGGGTACATCTCGGATAGCAGAAGGAAGAGGCACGATGCGTATTCATTATATTCTTAACCGCATGAACAATAGCGATGATGGAGAAGAAGGAGAATTGGAAGGAATGGCGATATACAAACGAATTATAGACGCCATCGAATCAAAAAAGAACACATTCCCCTCTTTGGTGTCTCGTTTCCAGTTACAATATTGGGACCAGCCACTTTCATTTGATGATAGCCTACAACCTTATTGGATTGATTACCAAATTTGGTTCAATGATTACACTGCCTATCGTTATAAAAACTATGTGGACGCTTATGTGATACATCCGCCATTTACTCAGCATAGTGACCAAAACGAAACTGCAAACCCTGATCATCTTCCAGATGATAAGAGTGTTGTTTTTGAGGATGTGGCTAAGTTTGAAGATTTCAGTGAGAAATAGTTTAACCTGTTTCTTACTGAATTATCTATTCTTTTCAAAACGATCTACAATGGATGTAAATAATTTGAAACATGTAGTTGGTCAGGTGGAAACAGGAAAACCGGCTATTATCAGGTTTTTCAGCTCTGTAGACTCATACTCGGCCAAAGAATTTAACGATGAATTTTTATGGCTTCAAAATTGCGTTAAGCCATCAAAGATTGTCGTAATGATTAATTCGGAAGGCGGTTCCGTTTTGTATGGAATGAGTATGTTTTCAGTTATTCAGTCATGTCCTATTGAAGTAGACTGTATTATTGAAGGTATAGCGGCTTCAATGGGTTCTGTTATTTGGGCAGCCGGAGCAAATTTGTATATGCACGATTATTCTTTGCTCATGATACACAACCCGTTTCACAATCATTCAGGCGAAAGTGATGCAAATACTCAGCAAACTGTAAATGCATTTAGAAGCCAGCTTGAAACAATTTACAGAAAACGATTTGGCATGACCAAAGAACAAGTGCAGAGCATTATGGACGGAGAAGAAGGCGTAGATGGAACTTTCTTTACTGCCCAAGATGCTGTTAAAGCCGGATTCATTCAAGCTGACCACATTTTGAAAACCTCAAAATTGGTTCGAGACAAGGTAAAAAATCAAATTGACGGAGTGGAAGATGCCACTTCATTGCGAAACATCATGTCATCAATTAATGCCGAAGTCGATGAAAATAAACTTCTTGAAGAAATGGTGGCTATTCGTAATCGAGAAGATAATTCATCAACTAAAGAGTTAAATAAACGAATGAAAATCGAAGAACAGACATTGGAATTGATTTCTGCTCGGCTTGGATTCGACAAAGATGCTCAAACAGACACTGTCATGTCTCGTATTGATGATTTGATTAAAAGAGAAAAAGAGCTGAAGGAAACTCAGAGCAAATACACCGCTCTTGAAATCAAACATAAAGGCGTGGAAGCAGAATTGAGCAATGTGAAGAACGAGCTTAATCAGGCACAGGCTGAGTTGAAAACCTACAAAGACGCAGAAGCAGCTGCGCATGAAGCTGAAATCACTGCACTTATTGATAAGGCAGTTGAATCAGGTAAAATTGAAGCATCAGCTAAAGAATCTTGGATTCAGTTGGCTCATAAAGACTTTGAGACTGTTAAAGCAAGTTTGGGCGCAATCCGAGGACGAGAGGACATTCCTGCTGCAATTGCTAACGATCCGGTCAATGCTCAGGCCGCACAAGAAGGTATGACAGTAGCAGAAAAAGAAGTTGCCGACAAAGTTAAAGCTGTGTGCGGTGAAAATTTCAAGCTGAAAAAATTTGCTTAATATCATAATACAACAAGTCGAATAATGGCATCAATTAATTTTGCAGGTAATATTTATTCCGGCGAAGTTCTTGAGGACTTGCTGGTTTATACCGCACAAGGAAATGACACCTATCAGGAAGGGCTTATTCATATTAAGCCGGGTGTTCAGAAGAAATTTACTCTTCCTCATGTAAGTTTGAACAAAATTATTCAGGATAATGTCGCCACACCGACCACTCAGGGTGCTGGTAGTGACACAAATAATCAATACTCTTACAGCGAACGCTATCTGGAACCAAGTGATTTCATGGTTTACGTACAGTTCAATCCTCGTGAGTTTGAAGATTTGTGGAGACCATTCCAGCCGGAAGGACCTTTGGTGTTCCGTGATTTGAATCCGACGGTACAGGCTAAAATGCTGCATTTGCTGATTGATAAAAAAGACCAGTATTTGAATGACAGCATTTGGTGCAGTAAAAAGGGCGGTGTTGACGATGGCGCAATCACAACTCCTACGGAGGGTACTAAATTGGGTAGCGATGACGCAGCTGGTCCGATGAAATATTTCGATGGTTTCTTGGCTCGCGTTTTGACCAATCTGAAAGCATCCGCTAAAGAGAGCGGAGGCCGTTCGGAAGTTGAGAAAAACGAAGTAGCATCTGGTGAAGTGATTTTGGCAGGTGACACAGAGTTGACAACCGGCGAACAGGTTGAAAAGGCTTTGTATGCGATTTGGAAGAAAACTCCTAAGAAACTTCGCAAGAAAAAGGGCATGAAGTTTGTTATGAGCTGGGAATTGTGGGATTTGTATGACGAATATCTGTCTGCTAAAGATTCCAAGTATTCCGAAAATACTGATGAAAACCGTCATCGCTTCAAAGGAAAAACAATCAAGGTTATCGACGGTCTGCCTGAACACAGCATCTTCTTTGGTAATTTCACTACAGAACAAGATTCTTGCTTGTGGATGGCCGTAGATTACGCAACAGACCAGGAAAGTGTTAAGGTTATGCCGTTGCAGAACAACTCTGAAGAATGGTTCTTCCAGATGCGTATGAAAGTTGACGTCAATATTGCGCTGCCAGGAGAAATCATTGTCTGGACCGCATATAAGAACGCTGCTTAAACCGTAGCTTACATATCAATTAATTAGTAATCCGGGGAGTGGGGCTAAGACTCCGCTCCCCATTTTAATTTAAAATTATGGCAAGAGCAAAAAATACACAGGTTGTTACCGATGAAAACAAAGGTTCTGAAGTGATGCAAGACCCTCAGTTAAAGCCAACAGATGCAGAAATCAATAAAAGTGAATCTGCAACCGAATCTCAGCAAGAAGCAGCCGAATCTCAGCAAGCAACAAGCGAAGTAAAAGAGGTTGTGATTCCTGACAATGTAATTAAAGTGCTGAAAATGTACCCTAATTACAAAGAGCTGTGGGTTGACACTCAGGGTGGCGTTTACACAACAAATTGTAAGAATGTAAATAAGAACAAGGCTGTTCTTTACCAAAATCCTTACTATAACAATAAATAAAAAAGACAATGGCATTAGGAAATGTTTTTATGAAAGACACAGACGGCAATATTGGATCGTCAATTGTCAATGAAACAGAGAAAGTCTGTGGTCTACTTTTCGATATTTCTGAGCAGCCTGATTTTTGGACTAAGGGTCCAGGAGTTGATATTGCTGAAAATTGGAAAGACACTGTTGTTGAGTTGAACAGTTTGGGTGATGCCGTCAAATTGGGTATCACGCCGTACACAGGAGAAACCAGCACAGAAGAGGGTGAACCGGATTCAGACGGTGCCGTAAGCAAAGATTTGCTGTATGGTATCCCATATTATCATATCAACCAGTTCTTTGGAATGGCCGGAGGCAGTGGAAGATTGTTTGTAATGTTTGCCGATTGTTCAAGCGATTGGAATGCTCTGATTGACATGCAGAAAGCATCAGGAGGCATTATCAATCAGTTCGGTGTATGGACAGAACAGAAAATATGGAAGAAGATGGACCCGGAGGCACAGCAGTATAGCATTGCAATCGTGGGTGATTTGCAGTCTGTTGCTGAAGAAATGGCCAACGATTATTTTGCCCCGGCACACATCATATTGTCAGGTAATTCATCCAAAGTTACCACAGACAGCGGAACAGATGACAATATCGTATTTAGTGAAATTGCAGACGCTATCATTAATGCTCGATACGTAACCGTGCTGCTTGGCCAGTCTATGGACACTGAGGTAAAAGCAATGCAGGCATCTCTGAAATCCACTACTCCAGTGGGGGTTGTAGGTCTTGCTTTGGGAGCATTGACACGTGCAAGTGTTGGCGAAAGCATTGGTTGGGTGCAGAATTTTGATTTGGTTAACTATGTGCCATCAATCGAAATGGGTTTTGGCGATTCCAAAGTTGAAGATGGTAAAATTGCTAACGCCACTTCGTATTCTGCCTTGACGAAATATCAATTGGATGAATTGGACGACAAGGGCTATATGTTCTTGCGTACATACGAAGGCCGAGAGGGTCATGTATATTTTACAAAAGACCGAACCTGTTCTGATGGCGATTATTGTACTATTGCTCGTAATAGAACAATCAACAAGTCACGTCGACTGGTGCGCGAGGCTCTTTTGCCTTATGTTAACTCTCCAGTCAAAGTCGATCCGTCAACAGGCCAGTTGTCATCTGCACAGATTACGATTTACAATAATCTGATCACAAGTGTGCTTTCGGCAATGGAAACAGCTGAAGAAATCAGTGGAATTGGTACTGTATCGGTTCCAGCTGATCAGAATATTTTGGTAAACAAAAAGCTGACTTTCTCATATAAATTGATTCCTCTTGGATGTGCTGAATCAATTGAAGTAACAGAAGGTTTGGCTATTAGTCGATAACGTTTTATAATAATGATTGTCAACAACGTAGCTTATTCATGGTCTATGGTGCAGCTGACTGCACCTGCATTGACCGGTTCTTCCAACTCTAACCCAGTTATTCTTTCTGGCGTATCTGCGGTGAAGTGGAATATCGAACATAAAGTTGAAACGAACTATGGACTTGGTGGCCAGCCTGTAAATAGAGGTTTTGGTAATACTGTTTATACGGCTTCAATCACCATGGACTACAACACCCAAGTTCAGCTTCGCGCATTGAAAGGTTCTTTGATGAATCTGGGCGAATTTGATTTGGTGATTTCGTTTGCAAACGATATGGGGTCCGACGATTGGGTTGAAGAAACCATTACATTGCAAGGATGTTTGTTCAATGAAGATGGTATGGAAGTCAGTCAGGATGACACCAATATCACCAAGGAATTTAATTTGAATCCGTTCAAAATTGTTCCAAGTACATCAGCAGCGTAATCATCAACAATGCACTATAAATAACGGGTATTATCGCAATACCCGTTATTTTTTTATTTATTTCAAACAAAATCAAATATATGCCTCTATTCATTAATGAACCATTCTAAAATTTGTTATATGGAAGAAAAAGAATACACAGAAGAACTGAATCAGGAATTGGATCAGGAATTGGATAAAGACATCCAGGCTCAAATCGAAAAGAAAGTCAAGGAATTGAAGGAGAAGAACCCCAATTTACGAATGATTTTCCCTATTGTCATCGATGGAATGGCAGGTTGCGACGAAAAAGACCACTACATCGGCTATTTTTGTCAGCCGTCGTTTAAAACATTCAGTAAATACCTGACCGCTTCACAGAACAACCAGTTGGTTGCTATGAAAGTGCTGGCCAAAGATTGCTTCTTGGATGGAGACAAAGAATTGATTGAAGATGATTCTTTGTTTGTGTTCGGATTGATGGGGCATTTGTCTAAAATCATTGAAGTGCGTCATGGTCGTCTGGTAAATTTATCGAAGCCTGGAAAGTAAACGATGATGATGGTCTAAGGCAAAAAATTATATTGATTAGACATTACTTTCCAGGTGTGAACATTGATGAATTAAGTGATGAAGAATTTGCCAGAATTTCTAATGATGCTGAATGGCTTCACAAACAACAAGTAGTCACCAGACAGGTAAATGCTTTAGGTCTTATTTCATAAATGTACAACCCTCACTAAGCAATTGCATTAGTGAGGGTTTTTTATTAACCGCATACTGTAGATATATGCTATTCTTCATAAAGTGAATAAATTAATGGCAGAAAATTATACAGTAAATTATAACATTAATGTCAACTCTGAAAAGGCGATAAGTGCACTTACTGCCTTTCAAAACGCAACGTCTAAATTAACAGACGCTCAAAAGAAGTTGACCGCATTTCAAAAGAAAATTGACCAGACCATTAATAAGTTTAATCAATTTTCGAAAAAGGCACCGGTTCTGTCCATTAAAACTGATGTAGCATCTCGTAAACTTGACACTATTATACGCAAGCTGGAGAAGATTGATGCTTTAGCAAGTAAGAATAGAAGAATCACTATATCTACAGCGACATCTGGTAATAGTAGCAAGCGTTCTACAAGCAATTTAGGAGCCGGAAGTCAAACCAAATTGACCAAACAGCTTGCACCTCCCCCACCAGTACAACCTTCGGTTGCGCCAATTGGAGGTTCCAGAAAGCGTACACAAACAAAGCCTAACAAGGCCGTCATATCTCGTGGAAGCGCATCGTATCGTGCACTCGGTCCGTCTATGCTGGACTCTGGAGGTATTAGTGCTGTTGATATGTTAAAAGGCATGGGTATAGCTTATGGAATTACCGGCCTTGGAACATTAATGGGTGATGTTATTACTTCTGCGACAGAATATAACAACCTGATTACTACCACTAAGAATATCTTAAAATCTCATGACTCACGCCCAAATTTTGACCAAAGATTTTCGGGTATGGAGAGAGTTATTCGAAATGTGGGAGTAGAAACCAAATATACCGCATCCGAAGTAGCTGACGCAAGTAAATTTTTGGCAATGGCCGGATTTAATTTGGATGATATTAATAAATCCATACGGCCTATTGCAGATATTGCTTTGATTGGTGATACTGGATTGGGTGAAACCGCTGATGTTGTAACCAATATCATGACGGGATACGGAATCCCAGCTGGAAATGTCCGTCATGCAGCAGATGTAATGACACAGACATTTACCATGTCTAACACCACATTGATGGAGATAGCAGAATCCTATAAATATGCAGCATCATTGTTGGCGAACGCCGGTGTGTCATTTGAAGAAGCTACGGCTGGAATTGGTATTTTGGGAGATGCCGGTATTAAAGGTTCTCAGGCCGGTACGTCTTTGCGTACTATCCTTGCTAATATCGTAAACCCAACAAAAAAACAGCTCAAGGTGTGGGAGCAGCTTGGGGTTGAAAGATTTGATAAAAACGGTAATTTAAGGGACCTGGTTGATATTTTCACAGATTTGCATAACGCCAATATGCCAGTTTCCCAGATTTATCAGATGTTCAACCGTACAGCCGCTCAGGGTGCTGTATCATTGATAGCAAATGTTGATAAATGGAATGAAATTGTCAAACAGAATTTTTTATCTGAAGGAATAACTGAAGAGCTTGCTAACGCTAAGAAAAATACTATCCAAGGTCTCTGGGCACAGCTTACTTCTATGTTTACTGAAGATGGAATGAAGGCGTTTGAGTCTCTTGATGGAGATATTCGCAAATTCCTGCAAGAAACTATCGACTGGTTGCAGACTAATGAAGCGGAAAAATTATTAAAAAGTTTAGGCAGCACATTCCTGGACTTGATGAAAATGATAAAAGACTTCACTATGGTTTTAGTGGATGTCTATAATAGATTTGGTCCATTCATAAAAATATGGGTTGAGCTTCAGTTGAAACTGTCTGCTGTATTGGTTCCACTGCGTATATTTCGAGCAATGTTCAATTTTGGAGAATTTTTGATTGCCGGAGTAAAGCAGGTTGGAATGATGGCCAACCAGTTTACCGCCCTGACCTCTTCTGTTCGTGGATTGGTAAATATGAAAGGAGCATTGGCAACCACATTGGGCACGATTGCCAGAATGGGCGGCACTGGTTCGTTAGGTTCTGGCTTAGGTATTGCCGGTTCAAAGTTGGCACAAGCATCCCCAGAAGTTCTTGCAAGATATACTTCTATGCAGCGATACCGTTTGGGTAACATGATTGGCTTGTATAGTGGCGGTATTGGAGGTATGGCCGGCTCTATGCTTGGAAGCTATTATGGTTCTGATTTAGGAGAGCCTGGTAGTTCTACAAGTATGGTAGGTGCCATCGCTGGTGCATTAGGTGGAGGTGCAATTGGCTCGTTTATTGGGTCTAAAGTTGTTCCATGGGCGGCAACTACTGCATTGCCATTCCTATTAACCAACCCATTAGGATGGGGTGTGTTATTGGCTGGAGGACTTGCTACAGCAGCTGTCTCATTTTGGAAATACAAAAATTCTGTTGATGTAGCTAACGATGCAAACAATAAGTTCCTTGCAAGCACGGCATCTATTAACGGCATCAACATGTCTGAACATGCAACACAAGCAGACAAATATTTGTCTCTTGTGTATAGCAAACAGATGGATGTTAACCGGTCCATTGGTGAGCACATCAATTTGATGAGAGAGCAACTTGGACTAATGTCACAAGCTGAAAAAGAACTTACAGACAAAAAACTGAAAGACCAGTATCAGGACCAATGGAACAATGCATATAAGGCATTTAGTGGAATTTGGCAAAATTCAAGCGATAAGAAAAAGGCGGCCCTTTCAACGATGTATTTGCCGGATGGAAGTATAGACGTAGGAACCTTGGTGAAAGATGTGTATTCATTAAACGCCAATGGAAAATCCTCCAAATCGCTGCTGTTTAACGGGGTAAACTATGAAGATAGCAATTATGGATATTTCCAAATCGCTGCTGCCAGATTTTTGTATGGCTTAGGACGAGACATATCAGATGGGTCTGAATTAGCCAAAATACGAGATTCATACAATAAAAGATTCTTGATGTCATCAAGTTTGGCCGACTTTAACGCCGTACTTAATGATTCTCGCAACGCCTTGATAAAATCATATTTGTCAGGTTCCCAGTATTGGACAATGAGCCAGCTTGGAGATAAACCGGAGTCTGAATGGAAACGAGGATACCATTATGTTACTGCATATAACAGTATGGTTAACGATATGTTTGCTTGGAACCGTCCAGAAGCCTCCGCGAATGCACAAATGTTGAATGACTTAGTGCAAATTTTAAAGAATTTGGAAAGCGGAAATATCTCCAATGATTTATTGAGCAATTTCATGCTGCATAGCGGAATACCTATTTTCGATGCACAAATGTACGGAAAATTCGGTAGCGATGCATTTATGAAAAACTTTGGTTGGTATAACAGTCAATGGAACGCTGGGTCTTACCAATTCTTTAATGTGGATACTGGAAAGATGGAAAGCATTAATGTTACAGCTGATGAAGCAAGACAGGCATTTTTGCTATTCCACCAGCAAATTATTGATTTAACCAACCGATTAAATCCCAAATTAAGAGCATACTTTGATTCATTCATAGACAGCCCTATTTGGAAATACGGAGATTCTGGCAATGGAGCAAATGGAAAAGCTCACTATAACGGTACCGAATGGACATGGGACCCTATTGGTCAAATATGGACCCCAAATTCCGGCATTTTACGCCCTATGAGTAATGCAGAAATGCAAAGGGCATTAAGTAACACTGCCGGCAACCCAACTGGAGCGAATGTAAGAACACAAACAGCTGGAGTAATACCTGGTCCTAAAGCATCTGATTATAAGAGCCATTACAACAATACTGCCGCGCCTAAGCAGGTTAATGTAACAATTAAAAATTTGATGAATGTCGAATCTATCGATTTGAGCAACCCAGACAATGCGGCTGTTATTGCTAATTTAAAAAGCGAATTAACACAAGCTCTTGTTGATGTGGTACATGATTTCGATGAAACGTGGAATGGATAAAATTATAAACAATGAATTTTGGATATTTATGGAGTGATTTAAAATTTAGTGCCGGAAAAGCGACTGACCAGTTGGTGTCCGGCACTAACTGGAGAATCAAAAACGATACTTCAGATTTAACCTATAAAAATCAAAGGTATAAAAGCGTTGCTGTGCATATCGCAAAACAATTGCTGATGTCCGAACTTGAAGGGCAAGTGCATAGACTATTCCCCAAGTTCCAAAAACACATGGATCAGGAAATGAGAGACACTGTGTTGAAACAGCAAGATGCAAATAGAGCGCAGTTAATCAAAAATCAAGAGGCCCCCATGACCAATTGGGGACGTATTGAAGCTGAAGGAGGCCACAATATTGTAGCTAAGGATAAATATGGGACCCCTGTTCCAGAGGCATTGATGATATATTATGACGATGAACAGTCACACATTGTAGAAGATACTCAGATTGTTGGAGGGGTTCAGCAATCTATTTCTTATTCTACCAAAACAATATGTCATATCGATTTGTCTCCACAAGTTTCTATGAATAGCTCAAAGAATATTGTGATGACACAAGTTCAAGGACGAGATTATACACGTAAAGAATTAGTGTCAGGAGGCGATTTGCAATTTACAATTAATGGCAATATCGTATCTGACGAACAGGGAGTGTATCCGTCTGTAGCCGTTAAGAAATTTGTCAAAATAATGCAATATAATGGTATCTTAAATATCAATTACATGATGATGGAACAATTTAATGTGACCAGAATTATTGTCAAGGATTACACTTTGGGCACTCAGGTGTATAAAAACATGCAGCCATACTCTATGACGTGTGTGGCAGTGGAGCCTGACGAAGATATAAAAGTGGAAAAAGATACCATTTCAGTTTTAAATACAGAATTACAATTGAGTCCTATGAATAAGTGGTATCAACTTATTTTGGACAATAAATTAGCCCAGATGACAGCTTCAGCAGTAATTAATACAGCTTCAAGTGCTGTGGTTCAAGGCACAGCTATGAGCTTAGACGAATTAGTTCCAAATATTTAATGATATACAACGCATCTCAACCCAGTTTTCAAATCTTGATATGTCTGATTAAAATATGGACACCTAAAAGCGTAAGCGATCCGATGACTGTACCATCGGACGCTATGCTTATTAGCGAAGTTGAAGAAATTGAAATTGAAGAATCATATAAAAAGCTAATTGGTACTGCTTCTGTTCGTTTCCCAAGAGGTACAGTTATTAGAAAAACTATAGACCACTATAATGAAGAAGAAGCTGCTGCAAATAAAGTATTGCAAGCCAATATTACAGACGCAGGTGTTTTGGAAGAAGTCAGAAAAGAAACCACCGTAGCCTCTTCCAAGAGCTTTTCAATTGGTCAAAGAATACGCATCTATTTGGGATATACAACCGACCCCAGTATCGCTAATTTGGCAAAAACAAGCAATACTGGGAAAAGTATCTACAACGATACTAACACATTAAACCAATATGAAAATGCTCAATACCTGGCCGAAAAAGCTATGAACATTATGTTTGATGGTTATATAACCAAAATCAGTGTGGACACCCCTGTTGAGTTACATTGCGAAAATTTGGCCAGTGCCCTTAAACAGATTACATGCCCTAAAGTAACAATTAAAAGCAAAAGCACTGTCAACGATTTCTTGTCTGATTCTGGAAAATTCAAATTGCTCAAGGGAACGGGAATATCGCTGCACCCAGACACGGAATCACAGCAATACGATTTAGGAGCAGTGACTTTGACCCCTGATTTAACCGTAGCAGATGTGCTAACAGAATGGGCTAAATATGGTTTACATGCATTTGTCACTGAATATAATGGCGCGCCGGTAATCGCTATCGGTCGCAGCTATTTTTCAAACGCTAAAAAAGATTCTATCATTAATGCTACTACCCAGCCATCTCAGCCAGTTAAAATATTATTTGACTATCATGTTGCATCGAATGATTTGTCTTTAACCAATACCGATAAAAAATATCTCGCTGTAGAAGCAGAGGGCCTATCCTCAGATGATAAATTCATACACTTGACCCTGTTGAGGAATCCCAAATATGATGAAAATTCTGAATCAAGCGATAAATGGAGGGTGGTCAACGAAACCAAATTAAGCAAAAAGGCGATGAAATTAGGTGCCAGGCCATTAAGCAAATCAAGTGATAGAGTAAGCATGAATTTATATACCAAAATACCATACCATTCACGCAAGATACCTATTACTAAAGAAGAATTGTTGGAAGAGGCCATCAAATATTTTGAATCTTACAATATGAATGGTATTGAGGGAACACTAACCCTCTTTGGTGATTTGCATCTTAAAACGGCTACAAAAGTTGAACTGGTGGATAACCGTTACCCAGGCAAGAATGGCTATTATTTGGTGGAAGAGGTATATACCACATTTGGAAATAAAGGTTATCGGCAAAGAATCAAAATGCCATATTGCATTAAACGAATAAAAACAGAAAACAATGAATAGCAAGAGACCTGACTTATCTTGTAATCAAACTATTAGAGAAGCAATACAAAAGATTGCGCTAAGAGGAATTGTGCATCAAGGTAGCAATTCTTTAAAAGGTACAGAAAAGATTACTGGATATGTTGCTAAGATACACAAGGACGGGGATTTAGCTGGCACAATCGATGTACAAGAATACGTACAACTTGCAGTGGATGAGACAGAAGAAACGAAAATGGGCTACCACGAAGGAGTTCTCCTTAGTGCAATTCAGGATAATTCCAAAGGGCTGGTCATTATCCCTAAAATGTATTCTGAAGTGGTGGTTTCCAAAGACTCAATCACAGGCACAGAATATGTGTCTATGTTTTCTCATGTGGATGTGATTCAGCTGGATTCTCACGATACCATTACCATTGGGGTAAAAGAAAGGGAAGAATTTGACCAATCGGATGAAAACTCTCCAGATGTTGATGAGTTGGAAGAAACTGGGGTAATGAGCCAAACGGTGTATACCAAAGACTCTATTAAAACTGAAGTGCATAAAGAAAAAGATTCCCACGTCACTGTACAAGAAATCAATGGGGAGTCATATTCGGTGAATGTTGATGACCAGCAGACAACTTTGGAAATTACAAAAGATAGCGTGCATATCAAAAGAGACAGCTCTGAATCTACTATATCTAAAGATAAAATTGAGGATAAGGTTGGAAATTCATCTGTGACAGTTGAGAATGGCTGTGTTTCTTTAGGCAGCACGTCAGGCACGGACAATGCGGTTCTTGGAACAGAGCTGGCTACCATATTGTCAGATTTATTGCAATATATAGGTCAGGTTATGACAACTACCATGATGGGACCTCAACCTCCAGTCAATATTGCAAGTTTTATTGCACTTAAAGCTAAAATTGATGCATTTAAATCTACTCAAAGTGGATTTTTAACGAAGAAAGTGATGATACAAAAGTAATATGAATGGCACAAGCGATAATTAATTCGGGTATTGCAAACTTGGATCCGACGTCATTGCTTTATGACTTATACACTCGGTTATACGATGGTATGACAAAAGCAAATCAAGTTGATGCACCTGATTATACTACAGACCCTCCATACGAAAAAGAAGAAGATGGGTCAATTAAAGTAGATGAAAACGGCATACCGATTATTGACCAGGAGCTTATTAAAAACAAATTAGCTGAATATTCAGATATTCTTCTCAAAAATTCAGCGTATATGCTGGCTAACGCAATTGTCTCCACCATTTCTCCTAATGGCGGAGAAGGCGGTACGTCTGGGTCTGGATTCTTATATAGAAATGGAGACACCATGCAAGGCTCTTTAGGAGCGTTGTATGGATTTGAGGCCGGATATAATAACACTAAGATTTTTGAAACTATAATTGATTCAGAAGAAAAGTCTCTTGCTATAGTCACAGGGAGCTTGAACATCTCAGAAGATATTACTGTTTCTGGTGCCGTAAATTTGTCAAAAGGCATATTTTATGGTGAAAATCAAGTGTTTTACTATGATGATAAGTCTGTTTTACATATTGCTAATGAGGATATTACAATTGAAGGCAGCCTAAATATTGACGATTCAATTACCATAGGCTTGCTCAATTTAAATAAAGATGGCATATACTATGATGGGAACGAATATTATCATAGTGGAAATAGTAATAATCAGAAAACAAATTGGGCGATGAATGATGGCCATGTATATGGCAATCTCATTGTTGACAACGACTCTAACTTGAATGGTGTCCTCACATCTAATGGTGGGTTCAGTTTAAATTTGCTTGACAATCAATTGCTATATTCTGGGGTCAAGGAATATCTTAATGCTGAAGGAGACGTAATTCATGTTCCATATATTACATTAAACACGGATTTGTCCATTGAAAACAATCATGGAATTAAGTTTAATGACAATTATATTGTGTGGGTTCGCAGCGTAGACAACGTTGTATCGTTTTCTGCTCCAGGAGCCATTATGAATTTAGGAGATTCAGGAGAAAATAGCGATGGAGAAAAAGTAGCGACCAAATATATTGCGCTTCAAACCAATATCACTAATTACAATGGGGCGTATAACATTATTACCCATGACGGCACTGGAAATTTTCCTAATGGGTTGAGTGTTGGAGTGGCTAATGGAATTGGCGACTCTACTATGCAGACGTATTATCAATCGAGCGTTGATTATGGAGTTGTCATTCATGACAATTTACGCTTTGGTTCTGCTGATGGCCCATGTATATATGGAGAAGGTGATAAACTCAAAGGTAAATTGTCTTTTACAGATATGTCTGGGTCTCTGCCGGCGAAAAGTTGGATAAATACCGAGATTTATTGCGATTATTCCAGCTCTTTGATTTTTAATCCAACTTCAAATCTATCTTTTTCTGCAACTCATTTTAAGACAGACTCCGTTCATTTTGAGTTTGATAAGCCTATTGAGGTAAGTACAGTAGCAATAAAAAGTTCACGGTATAAAACCCGATTGCAAGAGGATGTCCTATTCTTTGATGACGGAAAGTTCATTGAAGGTATTGAGGGCGGTATGCGTTATGCTCAAAATTCAATGTTCGATGGCAACCTGTTTTCATTTAACCCAGATTCTTCATCCATCAGTTTTTCCAGTGGATTTGCAGGAAGTGGGTGGGCAATTATGCAGGATGTGACAACCGGAAATACGCACGCTACATTCGACAATTTGACGATTCGAAAAAGAATGCGTGTGTATGAACTTGAAGTACAAAAAAATTCAATCACGAACGGCTCATTGTGGGTAAGCGATTCTTGCTCCGGCGATGAAGTAAGAGAACTGAATTAAATGGCATTAGTTAAATATAAAAAATATCAGGTACTACTTAACCCTGACTCTAAAAAAGTTCAAGGGTTACAGACTGGAGATATAATTCGTCGTCAATACTTTAATGGGACCGATATTATATATTCCTTGCTGTGTGTGTTGTCGTATGGCGTAGAAAGGACCAAGAATACGACAACAGGGCTATTTGATGAGCGGCCATATTTCATTGGGGCTTTGTTGGAGGGTGATGAGCTTGATGGAAGCAATTCAACAGAAATTTTTGACTTTGCTCGGATAACGAATCTATTCAACGTAAATCGTTTAGGTGCCTTATATTTAACGGCATCTGACGATTACGCTCCATACATGGACGTAATTGATGGCATTGGCAAAAATAAGAGTTTATGCTGGCCAGAAGGATTGATGTCTGAATCTTTTGAAGATTCTCAGTCTCAATATATTGTGAGACACAGCAATAATTTAAATATTCAGTACACCCCAAGTAGCAATGAAGTAAATAGAATACTTACTGTTACCCGTATGTCTGATTATGCAGATGGATTTGAAGGACTGCAACAAGACTTTTATCAATTCATTCAAAACAATAATCAGGTATTGGTGTCCTATAAGGTGAGAAGCAGCTCAGCACTGGAAAGTTTGCCGGTTAAACTGGGGTATACGGATGATTTACATGTTGATGCAGAATGGACTGAATCGATAGGAACTGAATGGGAATATAAATTCCAAGTAGTTACTGTTGAATATTCTGGCAGACACCTAAGATCGTTAAAAATTGATTTGAGTGGGCTTCCAGTTGGAGAAGAAATTCAAATTGCAGAATTAAATATCATATTGTTGTCCAGTGTTGCCAATTTTGGCGATGCAAGTGCTTCCAGAATTGGAAAGCTCGACGGGGTTACAGACCATGTATTTGGACAACTTACAGGATATGGCGCATACATCCAGAAATTATATGCATCTCAGTCGGCCCATATATCTGGTACATTGACTGCTGGGGATGAGAATGGATTTGGTGCTACGTTTTATGCCGGCAAAATACATAAGAATTGTTTTGTCAACTCTCTTGATGTGAATATTACTCATGAAATACATATTGAGGGTGATGATTCTGATGTTGTTAATCCTACGGGAATAGGATGCGTATATCGGTCCAGCTCCAGCATTGAAATGGTTGCACAGACAAATCAATGGCTGACAAATCATGTTGGGGAAAGATTTTGCTTTTCGTTCTGGACATATTTTAAAAAGCCAGGCAGGTTAACCATACAACAAAATGATAAAGCAGTTGGAGAAATTACGATTGCTTCTGACCAGACACATGAATGGAGGCGCGTACATGTGTTCTTTGACCTGCTCATTGGAGACAATAAAGAATCTGATTTGATTTTGAAATTATCTCCTACTTTTACTGCATCTATTTATGAATCAGTAGACCCAAGTATCCCGAATCCGGATTCGTCCATCTTTTATTTTACAGCACCGCAATTGGAGTCTGGAGATAAAGTTACACAATATCAAGCTACAGACGAGACTCTTAATGAAACCGGTGAATATGGAGCATGGTTCAACCGTGGAGGTATTGGAGGAACTATGCAGAATCCATTGCTTCAGTTGAATTATAAAGACGAAGAGGGCAATGAGGGAGGTATAGGCACCAGGTCAAAATCATTTCTGCTCCGTCAAGATGGAAGTGGGTATCTTGCAAAGAAGAATATTGTTTGGGATAAGGATGGCAAAGTCACATTTAACGATGGCGTCACTTTAAATTGGGACAATCTTGATAAAGATGCTCAAGACCAGCTGGCCAATAGATACTGTAGAATTTTAGGAGATGACACATTCACCATTATAGGCCAAGACAAAGACGCTCCGGTGAGTCCTACGTCAATAACTTTGACGCTGGAAGAAATCGGATTTACTTCTACTCCCAATCAAAGACAATGGTATTACAAGAAGGATGGAGAATTTGTTGAAATTGAGGACGCTAACGCAAAGACATTGGTTGTTGACCCAGATTCAGAAATGTGGGGTATTGAAACCAATGGTAATGGCACAGTCGGCGGTGAGAGCTATCTCACGGTTATGTGTGAGGTGAAGCTGAATGAGTCTCGAACATATTCTGATACATTTACAATTAAGAAGCAGTATGTACAAGGATATACTGTAGAAGTCGTATCGTCTACCGGCACCACATTTCAAAATGGAACCTGTAGCACAGTGCTGACGGCAAATGTATATTATCAGGGGAAATTGGTTGACCCGGAATATGCCAAATCGCATTATCAATTTCAATGGAAGAGATATAGTGCTTCTAACATTGAACAAGAAATTGAAATTGTTGGCGGTACTATTGATGAGGATTCACCTAATGTTCTCACTCTTGATTACGAATTGAATAACAGCGAAATAATTGTATGCGAATTATTGAGCATTGATGGGTTTGAATACGCATTTCCTATAACATTTTAAATGGCAATACAAAAATTATCGATAGGTCAAAAGACTGAAAATCAGGGAGCAACTTCAGGAGGTAGATTAACCGCCAAGGAGTTTAACGAAATGGTGGAAAAAATCAATGAGTTGATTAGTGACGCCAACAAGACGGTCTATCTCACACAAGATGAATATGATGAGTTGGTATCATCCGGAAAAGTGCAAGAAGATGTAGAATACAATGTATATGAAGAATAATGAACATCAAAAATGAAATTGATCTTACCGCCAGATATTATGGCAGTAAAACTATTACCGCAATTTATAAAGGCGTTCGTCTAATATGGGAGGCTGTTAATAGCTGTTTTGGAAGCGGATATTGGCTTTCATCTAAACCGTGGAACAAAGATGACGCTTGGAGACACAATTAATTATTGATTAATGGGAAACAAAAAAAGAAACATTTTGCCAGGTCCAATCCCCGATATGAATGCCGTATGGGATGATGGCACTAACGCTTACGATGGAGAGGCAGTAGAACAATTCATTAAGCAGAGAATTAATGAAAAAGGGGGCGACTTTTATGTTGACGACAGCGTCGATGCTTACCTCACTTTTTACACATTTCGCAACACCGAAGATAAGACCAAATGGTTGTTAGATAGAAATGAGGAAAGTTTGGTGTTAAGCAAACAAACATTTAATGTCGCTTCTCGTCATGGAGAAGGAACTGCTTATGTGGTCACGCTTAGCGGAAAGGATACAGCGGACCCCAAATTTACCAATGTCAAGAAATTGATTATCCCGTTAAAATTCACATGTAAACGGGCCACAACTGTAGCTGGAAATACCACTACAGAAGATATGGCTGGAACCAGTGGAACTGTTGTTGTGACTGGACGTAAAGCCGGGGTAAGTGGAAACTTCCAGCAGCTTTCTCCATCAGACGGGATTGAAAGATATATTGATGCTGTATCAGAGGACAGCACAGTATACACTGACTTTGACCTTGGGCCATATCTTCAAGATGGAGAATGGAATTACCGTATCAATGTAGTTGAGCCTGAAAAGTCAACCAGTTCCACAGCCGTATCCGTTAATGTAACCATGTCTGAATCTATGGGCCTTGAATACGCTGGAGACTTGGGACACGTATTTGAAGGTAATTCAGTTGTACTTCCGTTTTATGTAAAGGGTTCTGTTGCTCGAAATTTACATTTGCAAATCCTTAATTCAACGGGAGATTCGATATTGGCCGAACCTGAATCAATTGCATTTGCCGCTAATGAAGGTGGAAGCGAAACCGTCCAAAACATTACCATTTCCAGCTCTCAATATGCATTTAAGCATGGTACTTATCGTATTAAGGCATGGCTTACGTTTGCTTCAGATACTAAAGGCACAAAGGTGAGCGAACAAACCTTTGGCATTATGTATAAAGAAGAAGGAAATAACCAGGTGTTAGTGGCTGTTGCAGATGCAATCACTGAAGCTGAAAATTACGATACCGTAACAATTTTACACTATGCTGTATATAACCCGAAAGAAACGGAATATGAGCTAAATCTTTCTATCGTAGATGGTTTGAATGGAGAAACTGTATACCACGAAGAAATGAATAAATGCGTCAATGGTTCTACGTATGAGTTCAGAACAGCATTAAATTGTGAACATGCACTTGGAGATTTCAGCGTTTTGGTTAAAATTAAGCACAATGATACGGTTCATTATAGCGATTCCATTTTACTGTCTAACTCAATGGACTTTTCTCCTAAAGGAACGGCAGACCTTGTGCTGAATGCGAACACTAAGTCTTTTTATGGTGCAGACACACGTGGAAACTCATTTGTGTTTGATGCGGAGACGTTGAAATTGGTGGACCAGCCAGCAGATAATCAGACTAAAATCGTGAATCCTACAGTAGAAGGGTTTATTCGTGAAGATGGTGTTGATAGATTTCGATTGCTCAAAGGCTCTATGCTTGATTTGCCATTTGAGCCTATTATAACTACAACCGGATTGAAAGTGTCTGGAGTAGATTATTCTCTTACAATGGAATTTGATATTGCTATTAGCAAAATTGTAGATGAGTCTGCTCCTGTCATCTCTTGTTTCAGTGAAACGACGTCCAGTTTTGTAGGGTTAAAAGTATTGCCCAATAGAGTAATTTTCTTAGGTAGCGGACAAGGCCCTATCTCTACTCCTGATATGGCTGATTATTATCTGGAAGAAGATAAACGCATCCATATTGCTATCAACATAGTCAACAATTTGAGAAACGAAGGCTTGAATTATATGCGTATTTTTGCAGATGGAGTGCTGCAACGTGAATACACATATCAAAATGCAGCCACGTCTCCTTTTTGTGGGGCAACTGGTACCAACGGGCATCTTAAAATAGGCTCAACCGGATGTAATATTGACATCTTTGGTATGCGTATTATGATTGATGAATCCATGAGTTCTACGTATATCCAGCAAGATTATAAGGCAGCAATGTCATCAATTGAGGACAAGAAGGCATTTGTGGCTGCTAATGACGCCATTATGAATGGAGATGTCATCGATTACAATAAAGCCAAAGAGATTTATAACACAATTTTATATGAGTTGCCCAGCACAGCAACATACCCGACCTTTAATAATGATCCGGGGTCAATCAATAATGTAAAAATGACAGTATTGATTATCGGGGATGAAAAGCATTCAGGTGTATTCTCAAGTTGTGAAATCAAGAGACAGGGTTCTACTGCAAAGAAATATTATTGGCCTAACTTATCATCAAAGTTATGTAAAGCTGATGATTCTAAAGGGATTGTAAAAGGTACATTTACTTCTATAGGGATAAACCCTGACACTGGTAAGCCTTACTACGACCAGACAACTTATTATCAGCTTGACGATAACCAGCCAAAAGCTAAAAAATTTGTTGGTAAGTCAAACTACGCATCATCTATGCAGAGTCATAAAATTGGTGCAACTGCGGCATTCAATGACTTGCATAGACTATGTGCTCTGCCAAATGGAGGCTTTACATACGATAAATACAATCCGTCAACCCCATCGCGAAGAGCTGTATTGGAAAAGCCCTTTTTGTGCTTCTATACAGACAAGAACCACTCTACTCCTACTTTCTGCGGATTCCAAACGTGGGGAGCTGCTAAAGGCGATAAGGCTACATTTGGCTATGATGATGACGAAGAAAGCGAATCCTACACTCCAGATTATATAATGATTGAAGGAGCAGATAACAATGTTCCTGGGGCTAACTTTGAAACTCCATGGATTCCTTCTGAAATGAAATATGTGGCGGATGAGGAATCATTCTGCTACAATGGTGCACCGAACTTTGACTTTGACCTTGGGGCATTGAATGAAGATGAAACGCATCCCACAGGAGGGGCCATTACATCGCTCAACAATTACATCATTCCAGGATTTAATATGGTGTATTTGTGCAACCCTAATTTAAGATGGTTTAACGGTGACTTGAATGCGTTGAACCAGGCTTATTTGCGAGACAAAGCAAAACAAGAGGCCAACATTACTGAAGGGTTAGAACTTGAAGCCAATGTACATTATTGGAATGCAGACACATCCAGCAGCGAATATCTTAACGTATATCGTATGGATTACATTAAAGATGAGTGGGTTAATGCTGGAGTTAGCCGGGCCAGTTCGAAAGATGAAAATGGATTCAATAATATCAATGTAACTGTCTTGAATCTCAAAACTCAGTTAGGCATTTCTGATAGCGACTTGTTTGGTATGAGCAACGATGAAAAGAATGCAGAACTGATTAAAAGACGTGTGGCATTATTTAAGCAACAGTTCAGCACCTATTTCGATGTTTCGGACATGTTGTTCCAGCGTTGTTTAAATTTGTTGTGGGGCGGTACCGACAACAACACAAAAAACACATATTATTGGATAGAGGGAAATATTGACCATAAGATTCGTATGGACGGAGACGACATGGATACTATCTTCCGCACCGACAACAAAGGTCAGCAGTCTAAGCCTTATTGGATTTTGTTCGATGACAAGGATGAGTATGACGCATGGTATTGGAATGGACATGATAATGCTTTGTGTAGGCTTATTGACCTTGCTTATCCGGATGATTTGCGGACAATGATGAACAAGATTTTCACCGCTATGACTACGTTGTGTGGAAGTGTAGATGAGTTCTTCCAGCAATATTTCTTCAGTGTGCAGGAATATTATCCAGCTGTAGCGTATAATGAAGCAGCTCGTTTGCTATATGAAACGGCTCAGTTGTACTATGACGGTATTCATCCTTCTGAGCCTGGAGTATCGTACGGCTATAAGGAGATGCCTATTACGCAGTCTCTTGGAAATCAGTTACATGCAGAACGAGAGTATATGGCCAAGCGATTGGCATTGATGGAAAGTTATGCTAATTTTGGAGACTTTAGTCTTAATGGAACTGACAGTATTACTTTTACATCTACTGGTAATTCAACTTATAATATCCAATATACGGCATATCAGGACATATTCCCTGTTGCTGCTTTTGGACAGGCTTTGGATTATGGTACTGATAGTAGTGGTGTAAAGCATACTTCTCCATGGCGTTTAAAGGCCGGTGAAACATGCTCATTTGTTACGGCGATGAGTGGAGAGACCACTGTGTCAATACATGGAATGTCATATTGTTCCGCTATCGATAATTTGGGAGCGAACGCAATCAAAGGTAATCTAAGATTGTCAGGAAAACGCTTACGAAAACTGGTTATGCCGCGTTTAAATTCAACATTCAAGCCTTCCAGTATTGTACTGGCCAGCAATTTGGATTTGGAAGAAATTGATTGGAGAGATATAGATTTTACCTCTTCATCGCCTTCTTTCGATTTCTCATCTATGTACAATCTAAATAAATTGGATTTGTCAGGGTGTACTGGGGTAATTGGAGTGGATGCTCCTAAAACTGCTTCTTTGACTGAATTAAGACTTCCGTCTGGGCTAACGCGGTTGGAGTTGTATGATATGCCTTCATTATCTGTATTTTCTATAGATGATGTGGCTGATTTAAGAAATGTATTTGTGAATGTAGCTGGAATTAACACAATGGAGTTGGCTGGCGAAATATATAGCTATACCAAAGATTTGTTGACAATTTCGTTGTACCAAGTTAATTGGAGCGGTTTTTCTGTGGCAATGTTAATGTGGCTTGCTGGACAACAGCCATATTCTTATGGAGTTACAAGTGAGAAATATCCAGTAATGGGTAAAATAACTGTGGACCAATCACAAGGCCGTTTGACGTTTGACAACAAACGAACACTGGTTGCTAAATTTGGTAATATTGATGCAACTTCTGGAGTGCCATTGTCACTTACTTATGATAAATATCAGATAAATAGCGTGGCAATCACAGGTACATCATACATTAAAGAAACCGGTACAGCGACCTTTGGCGTAAACGTGACCCCAGTTACATCCAATAATTTGGGTATTGTCACAGAAGAAGATGGAACAACTCATGTGGATATTAAATTCGGTTTTATCGATGCAAATGGAGATGAAATTGTGCCGGTGCAATATTGTAATTGGATTGATGCGGTTCAGGGTCTATTAAATGTCACCAAAGTTACCAATGAATCCAGTGGCACGCGATATACATTGCGAGTACAAGTAGGAACCATTGTCGGCTCTACCAGAAAAGTATTGACATCTGATATGATGGTTGGATTTTATCTGAGACATCCTAAATTGGGAGATTTCGCGTATGCTGACGGAACATTTGACGACCAGTATCAGAAGGACAAAACTATGATAGGTATGGTGTATAAATTAGACCCCATGTATCAGGGAGAAGGAGATGCTGCTCCTATTACATATTCAGGGTTTAGCAAACCTACTAATGATGTATTGCAAAATAAAAAATTGGTAGGTTATAATGTACTTATCGATTGCAAGGAAGATGCTGTCATTAAGAGTACAGACAATGTAATCAATACATCGTCTAATCCATGGGGTTTGTATCCTCAAGGCACCGATGAAATACATAGTACCAGTGGATTTTCAACAGTATTTGGAGCTGAAGTTGCCGCGGAGGTTGGACTCAGCAGCATTTTTGATACGGCATTGACTAATTATACTGCCCGTGGTATGACTGGAGGTAAAAACAATGGCTATCTGCTTCCTGGGAACTGCTTGGATCAAGAAAAAGACGATGGCTTTAAAGATTATAGCGATACCGTGGGTATGATTAACGAATGGTCCGGTAAGAACAATACCAAAACCATTGTCAGACACATGGAGCAAATCTTTAATGGATACTTAATGGGTGGAAATAACGATAAGATTGAAATTCAGTGGTCTGACAACAGTGACCCGTCAAATGTAAAAATCAAAACCATCGAGTCTTTGCCGCAGACATTGGAGGAATTAGGAAATGTAATGGAAATCTTGCAAAAGGCTAATGGGGATTTAACCATCTTCCGTCAATTTGCATTTCCTGCCGCATATTCTTGTTATTTGTATGAACCCAAAGTACAAGACGGAGAGTATTTGCACCCACAATACAAGCGGAACAACTGGTATCTCCCTTCCAGCGGTGAATTGTCAAGACAATTTATTTATTACGCCTTGTCGCGTACTGGGGGGTGGAATGAGGATTATGTAACTGGTCAGAACACTTTGCCAAACGTATCTGTGATTGATAACATGATTTTGGATGCATATAACGCTGATGGAGACAATTACATCAAGTCAAATGTTCGTTATGAGCATATTACCTCTGGCGATTATACTACAGCTGAAATTAACGCTATCAATCAATACTTCCAGTCTATGATTGATTCAGAGAAACCTCTGTATTCATTATTGTCTTGGAGAGCATTCCATACGAATGGCAGTTCACCGTTTACTCACCATTCTACCGGCAGCCGCTGGAGTAGCACTGAGTATAGTAGCGGCTACGCTTGGTTCGTCGGCTTCGGCTCTGGTGGCACCAACGGCTACGGCAGCAAGAGTAATAACTACGTTGTTAGGCCGGCTGTAGCGTTTGAGTTTATTCTTTAATCTTCATCTGGCAAGTGCCTTTGGGCACTTGCCTATATACTAAAATAATGTTAAATTTATGGCTAATAGCAGAGAAATTATACAATCACAAAAATATAAAGAGACACATAGCTCATTTGATGAATTGATGCAGATGATGGATGATAATTCCAAAGAAGGTTATGACAAAGCAGTTAGATTAACAAAGCAGGAAATAGACAGAGGAAGATGTAACAAGAAGGAAATGAACAAGAAAGCTAAAACTTTCATCAACACTCCCATATATCGTTCTTATCATCATTCCATGACTTTGATTTTGCAAATAGTACAGCTTATGCCACGCAAAAGTGTTAAAATAAGCGATATTATACTGGATAAATTTAGTGAAGCAATCAGATGGAGTTCTGCTGCATACGAACAAAACAACAAATTTCTTAAACATAATTCGTTGAGCGAAGCTATTTCCTTAACGTACACAGTTAAAGTGTGCGTTAATTCAGCATCAGGGATTAACCTCATCGGCAAAAGCAAGTCCGAACAGTTGGGTAAATCAATTGATATTATAGTACGCCAATTAGTAGCATGGCGAGGCTCATTACAAGACCAGGGCGATGATGAAGAAAGATGATTATGGCATTATCGGAGGGTCTGAGCTTCTGATTTCATACGGGCGACATACTCCTTGGAACAATATTAACATATTAAGGAGTTACGAAGATGCAATGTCGCAGACAAAAACCGGCAACCACTGGAGTAGCACTGAGAATAGTAGCAACAACGCTTGGAACGTCAACTTCAACTCTGGTAACACCAACAACAACAACAAGAATAATAACAACGTTGTTAGGCCGGCTGTAGCTCATGATTCAGAATGGACTGCTTTAAGGGAAACAATACAAACGGCATATATAGATTGCTGTAAAGGTAAATCATCGAGTAGACAATGCCTTGATTATATTCCCCATGCCGATGAGGATCTTGATGTATTAACAGATGAATTAATGAATGGCACGTATACGCCTGATACTTCAACATGCTTCCTTGTAAAATATCCCAAATTGAGAGAAGTATTTGCGGCTGCATTCAGAGATAGAGTGATACATCATTGGATTATCCTACGACTTGAACCCTTGTTTGAACAGATATGTCATAAACAAGGCAATGTAACGCACAATTGTCGTAAGGGATTTGGCACTAAAACAGCCGTTCTTTCTGTACAAAAAGGCATTAAAAAAGTAACCAATAATTATAGGTGCAACGCTACGATTTTTAAGGGAGATTTGGTAGGCTTCTTTATGTCAATTCCTCAGCGTAGAATGTGCGATAAGCTGAAAGAGTTTATCAATGCTCAATACCATGGAGATTATAAAGAGATGCTCTTATGGCTTGTAGAAATAGTGGTAATGCATAGGCCCGAAAAGAACTGCATGTTTAACTCCAACCCAGAAGATTGGGTTGGATTACAAGCCAACAAATCCTTATTTAGATGTGAAGAAGGGCGTGGAATGCCTATCGGCAATCTCACCACCCAGCAATTTGCTAATTTTTATATGGCGGAATTTGATGGGTATGTATTGCAATGCCTTCAGGCACACAAGCATCAAATGAGGCGACAAAAGAAGCGGTTTAGATGGTCTTATTCCAGATTTGTTGACGATTTTATTATTGTTTGTAACGATAAAGAATTTCTCATGAATCTGGTTAACAAGTGTGATGAAAAGCTCTTAGAAATGGGACTTTCTTTACACAAGCACAAGCGATACATCCAGCCAGCTAATCATGGTGTAATGTTTGTGGGCACATATATACATAATGGCCGCAATTATTTGAGCAACAGAACAATTGGCAGATTTGAAGAACGAGTGCATGGATTTATCAAATATCTTAATGAGCATGAGAAGGAAATTACGATTACCGAATTAGAACATATACGGGATACTATCAATTCCTATTTAGGCTTTTGCAAAGGCAGACAAACTTACCGGTTCAGAAAAAGAATTGTCGGGCAGTTTATTTTGCAATGCCAAAAGTATTTCTTCAGAAGCGCACACTACAACAAAATTAAACTACGAAGAAAGTTTCGACCTATTTTTAAATAAAAAGAACATGGTTAGAAATTTATATGAATATAAGCCAGACACAGTAAGAATAGGGTCTTTTAGACGAGGCCAATACGTAGTATTTCTTACTGTTGGAGTGATTGAATTAAAAGAAGCAAATGAAGATGCTCCAGAAATGAAGTATCAAGGGTATAGCTATAGGGTTGAGCTTGTGTCATTAAGTATTGATGAGCTATTGAGCAAGATTCCATCAGAATATTTGCTGGCATCCTCTGAAAACGAAATCGCTGAAATCATGCAATCATTCAAAAAGAGTGATGACCTTGAAAGTTGGAGGTCATTAAGAATTAAGCAAATTGAAGCGTATGACGAATCAGATGCCGTGAAAATGGTATCCATAAATGGGAATGTCGGAAGAATTGAGAAAGACACCAGAATGGGCCTTGTCAATATGTATAATTTATATGAATCCAGTGAGCAATGGAAAGCGTCAGATGTGCCTCCAATATGGGTGGGAAATGTCCCAGTGTCAATAGAATCTCCTGCCCAAGCTCTTGATTTGTTAGCTCAAATGGAGCAATATGCATTTGAATGTTTTGATGCAACAAAAAGGAACTTGGTGTTTGTTCAAAGCACTGACGACCTGGATTCATTGAAATCATTTGATTATAAGGGGAACTATCCTACACCTCTATCCCTTGAAGTCTAAATGAGTCGGACAACAGCAAACGTATATGTTGTTGTCCGACTATTCATTTATAAAGACTTATAATATGGGATATATTGCAAAAGGATCAATAACACTTGACACCGTCAATGATGCATATACAGTGGCTATGACTGTTCCATCATGCATGATTCACGCAGATTTTGACGGGTCGAATCCTCAGCTGGATAATGCATGTACGTACATTACAGTGTTGAGGGGCGATAAAATAATGCCTTTTAATTGTACCTCCCTATTGTCCGGCAACGAGCAAATTGGTATATCTTTAACCAACACGAATAGAACTACATATTTGTTGAAGATTACTTCAATTCCAAACAATACATTGCAGGGTTCAGTTCCATTGTCAATTACTACAGACGATGGATATATCACACAAGTATCGTTTTCATATACCGTTGTGCGAGAATCTACAATGTTGGATTGGATACAGGACTGGGAAGGAGGCAAAACGAAGATAGGCAGCACATACATCATGACGCCAAAACTGTTTATTGGAAAAAAAGACCAATTTGCCCAATACGGCCCAACTGGGTCTAATCCTAAGAACGACATCATGTCTGTTCCAGGATTAACAGGCGTATATATCGGGCCGGACCAAAGCAGCACAGGTATTTATGGCTACAAGAATAGTGTAGAAATCTTTCACTTAAATAGCCAAGGAGGCATGATTGGTGGATGGGACATCAATAATGGAGGCATACAAAGCAAAGATGGCTTTTTACGTATTTTATCGGACGGCCATATTACCGCAACCAATTCATCTGGAGCCACAATATGGGAGCTGGATTCATCAGGAAACGCCAAATTCGCCAACGGCAATATTACATTCAATTCGGATGGAAGTGCGAAATATAAAGGCAGAATTGAATCTTCTGAAGGCAAAATAGGCGGATGGGAAATCAATAATTTGGCTTTGTATTCTACCCAGGTTGGGGTTAACAGTGTCAATAAGTATTTGGCCATAGCTAACATACAGTCTATACCTACAAATAACGGTACATGGGATGGAAATCATTTGTCATGGGTTCGTGCGTATGGAGGCGTGGCAATGTATTATACTTCCAACTCTGATTTTGGTTTTATTGCATATAAAGGTACCAGCAAAACATTTTCCGCCGGTGCATCCAATTATATAGCAGGATGGAATTTTGATGGAGATGCTATGTGGCTTGGCACCAAGAACAATGCTTTAGGAGTATTTACAGCAAGTAGCGGCTCTATTACATTTGGAACAAACGGAATTAGAGGGTATAAATGGAGAATCGATGGAAACGGCAAAGCCGCATTCTCTGGAGGTGAAGTAATCTTCAATGAAAATGATGGCTCAATATTTGGCTGGTTATTGTCATCATATCGTATATCAACTGCTCATGCTGCCCTTGTATCTCATTCTTCGTATGGAGGATTGTTCTTATCAGCACAAGATATATCCGGTGTGTCAGTAACATCTCTCGCATCTACTATTCAAAATAGTGGCGGTATTTTTATGTATGCTAATTCGTCCAAATCGACATTAGTATCATATAATTCAGATGGAACTTCTACTTTCTGCTTGTCGTCCAACGGAAGCAACTATATTGCCGGGTGGAATTTTGATAAAGAGTGTTTGTATTTAGGAACTAAAGTAAATACATCCAACAGTTATACAGGAAGCCATAATATTACCATAGGAAGTAATGGAATACGTGGGTATAAATGGAGGTTAGAATCTGATGGCTCAGGTGCGTTTGCAGGAGGAAACATTAAATGGGATACTTCCGGAAATGTGACCGTCAACGGAAGTATTACTGCTACCAGCGGATCTATTGGTGGATTTACAATCGGCAGCAATAGAATTGGAACAACAGCTACATCATCTGGAAGCGGCGGCTCGTTGGCTATTTATGATAATTTTCTACGAGTAGGAGCTACCAATGGGTATGCAATGTTTGGAGATGATGTGATTCCATCTTCAGCCGGAGGCGCATTTACAGCAGCAGGTAGAATTGTCAATACTCATCCAAATACATACGGCAACTATGGCTTTGACCAAGCCAATTATGGATTGTTTATCAGTGTGAGCGGTGGGACAAAAAATTATGGAATAAGCTCAAACGCAGCATTGATGGCTCCAGCATTTATTAATACTAAAGCTAAGCTGTTAACGTTCAGTGGGTCTACTTACTCTATTGATTTTTCTCAAAATAATATTATTTTGCTGTATTATAACAATCCTAACTATAGTAACATTGAAGTCACTCTTCCTACAGAAAGTTCAGTCGCAAGGCAATTTGGGTTAAGTTCTTTGCCTACAGATTTTGCAGCTACTGTAATTTTTCGAGTAAGAACTGGCTCTAAAAGAATTATACTAAAAGGAATATACAATCAAAATGAAGGGACACAAGATTATGCTATGGAGCAAGGAGATTCTGTTATGCTTTTAATTACAAAAGCAGATGGATTTAGGTACCAAATTTTGAATTATACAAGTTAATATATAATGAGACAAGATGTAGAGATTCATATTAATACTGGAGATGTTGTGCTTGATCCACAAAACTCTTACAAATTGAGACAATTTCGTTGGGTATCCAATCCCAGCGGACTGTCTCGATACATATATGGTGAAATTGATATTCCCAGTATCGTTACGGAAAATTCAATTCGAAATAATGGGTTTTATTTTACAATCCCATATACGCCTAAATATAAGGAGTTTATGATTCGAATTAGAAGGGTGTACGATAATGGTAACACTGAATATGTTAAAAATTTATCTGATGGAACAGATTGGTTTATAGTTCAAGTTGGAATGTATGGACAGACAAAACAAAATGCATTTGCGTCCCAATTGATTACCATATCAGAATCATTCTTTTTCGGAAAAATAGAATCCTCTTGTATTGGATTGTATTCATTTAAGCAAAGTGATTTTAATATTATCGCTGCTGATAGACAAAACGCTAACCTCATGTTGGCATGTAACCCATCAAACAATTATAGATACCCGGTATCGGGAGTGGGACTTGTAAGATGGGTTAATGCCGTTAATATCAATAAGGGTAATCTTGCAGAAATAATGCAGCGTGAATTTCTTGAGGATGGAGTCATTGTTAAAGAGGCTTCTTATAATTATGAGCTTCAAGAAATAGACCATCTTGAACTTGATACATCAAATGCAAATTAATGGCTACACATATAGTAAAACCAAAACAAAATTTGTTCGATGTTGCCATTGAATTATACGGCAGTATCGAAGGCTTGTTTGATTTATTAATCACTAACACCTGGCTGACGATGACAACTGATTTGCAGCCCGGAATGGAACTTGAATATCATGAAAGTTTTGTTCTTAACGAGTCTATTGTTTCCAGCATGTCTGAACAAGAAATTGTGCCTTCCAACAATGAAAGACATGTGTATTATAAGGACCCAGGACAAGAACTGATTATGGTTTGTGGTGTCAATGAGTCATTGCCAGTTATCAGTATGGTTGCAGGTGGTGAAGGCGAATTAACAATCGATTGGGGAGACAATAGTGAATTGGAAAAAATTCAATTGTCTCATAACAACCAATTAATTACTCATTATTTTGATAATACGGTTGAAATTAGGCGTGTCCGTTTTTATGGAAACACAGATGAGCTTAAATTTACATATCTTGACGTTTCTGAATTAGGTGGAAATCTATTGCCGGTAAAGCCCGTGGTTGTAGATGAATATATAAGTCATTCAAACGGATTTACTTTAGAAGGGCTATTCTTGTTTGAAGGAACCTACAAAGTAGACTTACAACGATGCATAGTTACAGATTTGTCTGCAATCGTTAATATGGATTTGCAAGAATTGAATCTGTTGAACGTAAAGTTTGCTGACATATCCGTATTAGACAATTATCTGCAAGCGATTGTCAGCAATTATGGAACACGCAGAGCATGTACGGTATACCTAAATACAGAACCTTCAGAAGAAGGCTGGAAAGCCATTAATACAATTATTGGAGAAAAAGAATGGAACTATCCGCTACAGTGGAAGTTCATAATCAACGATATTATATATACATATACTGAATAGCAATGGCACGAACATTAAGCGAAATATATGAGGTTGCAAAACAAACAAGAGATAAATATTTAGAGCTGACCGAATTTCATAATGGCTCTAAAATGTCTATAATTGATGCGTTTACTTGGGTGACAGCTGCATGTATATGGACACATGAAAATATAATGGATGTGTTTAAGGTAGACCTTGCTTCTGATTTGAAGAACAGAATCAATGGAACCCAGTCATATTTTGCCAACGCATTACTCAAATATCAATCTGGCGATGATTTGGTCATTAATGATGAAGGAACAGCTTGCTCATACGCAACAATAGATGAAAGCAAACGAATTATTACTAAGGTCTCTTATTCAGAGGTAACAGAAGAAGGGTTCAACGACAAAACATTACTTCTGAAAATTGCCACTGGAGAACCGGGAGCATATCAACGCATTGAAGAAGATGAGCTTTTAAAAATACGTGCATATCTTGGAAACTTATTGTTTGCTGGCCAACATGCATTAGTTGTCAGTCGTCATGGAGATGTGTTGATACCAAAAGTCACGGTGTATTATGACGGAGCTGTTGAAGCCAGTGAAGTCTATCAAAATATCGAAAATGCATTAAATGATTTTTTGGAAAACATTGATTTTGACGGAGTGGTATATGCACAGAAAATAGTAGATGCTATACAAAGTGCAGAACATGTCACAGACGTACAGGTTGACAACGGAGATACTGACCAACAAGGCATTTTTGTTGCCCAGTATGATGATGATGATAACATTATCACAGATGAGCATGGAACAAAGATGCATAAGATTACCAGGTTATTTGTTCCTAACAGTGGGTATGTACGAGAAAGTACAGGACAAGGAGTAGAAGCTGATTTACCTAAATGGAGACAAGCAATCACGCTTAAATTGGAGGATCTTGAATGAGATACTGGATTAATTTTGACAAAACAATTAATCAGCTTGTCCCTTATTATTTAGGAGGCAGAAAGCTGATATTGTATTTGCAAGCACTGATAAAGCCTTTGCAAATGATTAGCGATGAATTTTCTGAGTATGCTAAAGAGATGAAAATAGAGGCTTCTATGACATCTCAGATTATGATATTCGAATGGTATCTCAACAGAAAATTCAGCAAGTATTTCCTTGACCCCAGTGAACGTATCGTTATTACGAATGGAGTACACTTGGGAGTGCCAATATATCATGAAAATGCTGACATTCCATCTTCTGAACACATGGTGTTGTACAATGCTTCAGAAAACACAAACACTGATGCGTTGTATTATGAGGATGAAAAGACGAATGAAAGCAAGGTCAGCTTTATTGTTTCAACCCCACATATTAATACTGAGTTAATCTCAGAAGAAAAATATGAAGCAATGGTTAAGCATTATATTGACCGTTATCGAATAGCTAATAAAACGTATCTATTAAATTATCAGAATAAATGAAAGAATTTAACGCACAAACCGGCGGACGATATGTATATGTTGATGATATGCTGAATCTTCAAGAGCTTGCGTTGGCATTTGGCGAACTGTTCAATGAATGTGACAACTTTATTGTGAGCGGATGTCAGGTGTCGGGAAACGCAATCAGTGCCGGTTATGTCTATTTAAATGGAAAACTCCGTAGATTCTCTGGTGCATCCGGAATCTCTACTTGGCCGCAATATCTCTATGAAAGCAATGCGACAGAAAGCGTACAATATGCTGTCGGAGGTACCAAGGTCGGACGAAATGTGTATGGGGTATCCATTGGTGCAACAGTACCTACCTCTTTGGATCCATTGACACAGCAGGTACCGGTGTCCATGCAAATCACTCAAAGCGGTGGGAAAAGAATAAGAGATGCTTTTTTTGCTCGATATGCAGTAATCCTTGATTCCGTCAATCAAATGCAAACAGTGAACGGCTCGTTGAAGTTAACTGGAGAGCTGGAAGTGACGGGAGGCATTAAGAGTGTAAGCAGTCGGTTTACTTTGTCGCATCCTGCTGTACAATACGATGTGTATGCAGCAACGGGGGTGCTGAATATGGAATCTGTTTTTGCGTCTGGCAAGAAATATAAATTGACGATGCAGGATGATTCTGGATTCTCTTTTTATATCAATGACGCTTTAGCCGCTACTATCACATCAACTGGCATCAACTCTTCTAAAACGATTCAATCTACTACTGGCATATTTGGCAATATTGGTATGAACGCCAACAATTTGTACAACCGAACTGATTTGTCCAATACTGCGTCTGTAGACATTAACATGATTGGATATGGCGGTGCTACCAGCTATTACCGTAACACCCGGATAGGCAATGGAAAAGGCACTGCAATTGTTACCGTGAACGGACAAACTAAAGCGGTTTCAATTGATGGAACTACAACGCTGGTATCTCATTCCAACGAAGGGCTAATATTAATGTCTGATAAAGCAAAATCCAACACTTTGCAAAATTCTATTATTTGGAAAGACGCTAACCAGGAAGTAATTGGGTTTGCTGGATTCTCTGAAACAAACGACATGACCTTCAGAATCACGAATAACTTATCTGCTATATATGTATATGGAGCTACTGGAAGTTTTGTCGATTTGGGGCCAGAAATTAGAGAAAACGGCATATCATTAAAAGACAAGTATGTAACATCTTCTTCATTTACTGAATCATTGAAAACAAAGGCGAACACTGAAGATGTATATACAAAAACAAAAGCCGATGAAACATTTTTAAAAACAGCTTCCGGTTTGACAGGATTTGCCGGTAAATTTACCAATGAGCAATTGAGGACCCAGATTGGAGCGATAGGGTCAAATGAATTGCAGCAATATGCTAAATTGGATCAATTCTTGCAAGATATGGCCTCTTCTGAAGCAGCAAAACAAAAAATTAGAAACAATATTGGAGCCGCAGCGGTAGGAGACTTCCAGGCAAAATTGAAAGATACAGGGTGGATTAATCTAATATCCGGATTATATATACGACAGATTGGAAATATTGTGAGCATACAAGGCAAAATCACAACTAAACATTCTGGAACGTTGTTTAGCATTCCTAATACGATTGACCCACCAACTTACGGAGTGCACAAAACCTTTGCATTTAGTAATTCATTAAGTTGGACTGTAGGCATAGCAGCTAAAACTCGACAATGTGTCATTAAATATTGCAATGGAAGTTGCTATAAGACAACTGAATTTTCACTCACATATATGGTATAACAATGAAAATATTTAGAAACGCACGAGAACGTCATGCTCTCGAAAATAATGAACGAATGGCTATAGAAGCCAAAATGAACAGAAATGTCAATGGAAGAATGGAACCCGAATCTGCCAACAGTCCAGATCAAGACGGTGAGCAAACGGAGGAACAGAGTCAAAAAACGCAAGCCAAAAAAACGAGGAAGAAAAAGAATCAAGAGGAGGTTTGAGTCTACAACCCTTGGAAATAGCATTCGACTCCATGCGCCTCTTGAATATGACATGATTGTTGCTGTAAGTGACAGTGAGCCGGATGCTGATGTAATTGAACAGATAAGCTATTCTTCTATTAATCCGTATTTCAAAACTACGATTTTTAGAAAACTGCTTATCAAATACAGACAAAACGGTTGTTACCAGCGTGTCCCGACACCTCCCCCATCCCCAGAAACCAAAATGAGGGCATTACAAATTAGACGTAAGCGTCTATATGGATTATAAAAATTGCGCTAATTACCACAATTCTTGGCGCAATTTTTATTTATCTGAAAATTTATCTATATATTTGCAAGACCTAATTGAAATACACCATCTTCCCCTTGTTTTATTCTCTTGAGTTCAACTTATAAATGCAACTTTTTGGGTGCGGATAATAAGCAATAAAAACATTTATTTTTCAGAGAGGAAAGAG